GCAGCCGAAACAGGTAGTTCCAACATCTTCCGCATCGGTAATTCCTATTTTGGTAACCGAGATTTGACGGGCTACATGGACGAGTTCCGAATCTCCAAGGGAGTCGCCCGTTGGACATCCGATTTCACGCCCCCAGCCAGACCTTACTCAACTGTCAACGATGAGTTTTTTAATGAGTATGATGATATAGAAAACAGAACCTCAAAACTTGCTTCGGGGTTGAATGGTACACTTATATTTACGGGTAACGGAGGAAACGATTCTGCTTATATTTCGGGTGCTTTCCCGAACACAATAAATTCTGGTTACAATAACACTTCTGATACACACGGAACATGGTTGAATTATCTGGGTTATAATAACGGAGCCACCAAATTTCGTAACCTCCTTATTGGAGACGGAAAAACTAATACCTTGTTTTCGGTGACGGGCAGCACAGGCGACACCAAAGTCTACGGCAAGCTGGGAGTGGGGCGTATTGCCGCTGTAGAGCCATTGGAGGTACAGGGAAATATAAAACTGATTGGTGGTACGAATCAACGTCTCAAAATTTGCAATGACGATAACGACAACTGGGCCGAGATTGGTAATGACGGAGCAAGCGCACAGAATACTTTAGAGTTTTTCACGGGCAGTTCCGCTACGCCTTCCATGTCGATTCTTAATGATGGAAAGGTGCTGGTTGGTGGAGCTACTGCGCTTGGCCCTTTTGGGGAGTGGGGTTGGACACCTTTGCTACAACAACTTGGAACTCAAGGAATTGTTTCCGTCCGAGCCTCCGGGGACGTTTACGGGGGAGCAATACATTTAGCATCAGCTAGAGGTAGTAATGCTTCTCCCACTATTATCTTGGATAATGACCGAGTAGGGGGGGTATACTTCCACGCCCATGATGGGGGAGATTTCAGTACTACGCCGGGGGCTATAGAATGTTTTATAGATGGCACACCGGGAGTAAACGATACGCCCGGTAGATTAGGTTTTTTTACTGCGTCCGATGGTTCACACTCTATTACAGAACGACTCCGTATTAGTTCAGACGGCACACAGAACCACTACGCCAACCGCATAGTCAACTCGCAGACCGTTAGCGATCTGCACAGGACAGCCGAGCCTAGCTTGAGGTTTGATGGAACCAACATAGCTGTGGATGACAGCGTAATATCCACCACAGGTGGGGTTACTGGCGACCTTCCAAGAACGATGATGGGCTGGATTAAGTATAAATCGGGCGGCAGTCAGCCTGACCCTATTCCGTTCAGTTTTGGATCGGGTGGTAGTGCGAATCAAACATTTGCGATAGGTCTGAACACAAATGGAACACAGGCTTATTTGTACGGGATGACAGGCGGGAATGATGAATCTTTTAATATTTCTGAAAATGTTATGGATGGGAAATGGCATCATGTTGCCGTTACTTATACACCAGAAGCGGGTTCAGATTTACCAAACATAAAAGTTTATGCCAATGGAGTGCTAGCAGTAGACCATGACCGCTCTACAGGTGAGGCATATGCCACTTCAGCGGGTTATGTTATTGGAGATTGGTCTGGAAATAATCGCCCTTGGAACGGGGAAATTAAATCTGTCTCATACCACAACCGAGCCTTGGCAGATACCGAGGTAGCGGCGGCGTACAATGGTGAATCGACTCCGTTTAAGTATGCTTCCGTTGCGGGTGCTGGCGGCCAACCCGGCGTAAACAATCTAACCCATACTGATTGGGTTGGTGCAAGTGCTACTTATGCTGGAGATTATTGGGTAACTCATTCTGGTGCAGATTATTCGGTGGCTTCATCTGGCGGGCATAATGATATGCCAATTTTAACAATAATAGCCGCCAGTACCGGTGCTAATCCGTATACTTATACATATCCCAACCAAAACAGCAGCGGCACTACCCCCGATGAGACATTAATTCCCGGAAAGAAGTATAGGGCATCAATATGGGTTAAATCTGGAACGGTAAACTCTTCTTGTTATCTGAATGTTTATACCGCTGCTTGGGGTGCACACGCAGAATCTCAACCAGCTAACGTAACAAGCACTTCATCTTGGCAAGAAATTGTTAAAGTGTTTACTGCAACTGGTGGGGGAAAAGACGGAATATTTTTAATAAAGTCGCTTCTAACTGTTACAGGCTCAACTCAATTATGGAGTGATCCCAAAATAGTCCCACTCGGAGAAGTAGCCGCCTACACGCCGAGAGGAATATCAAATAACAAGTGGTACAATGAAACCAAACTCAACGGTACTGATGCCACAAGTAATCACGGCTCGGTTTCTGGTGCGACTGTAGTGGGTCAACAGAGGTTTGGTAATACATATTCCTTTGGCGATATATTTACAGTAAAAGGGACAATCCGACTTGGAGCCGATGCTGGGGGTGTTGCGATCTGGTCTGATGGAAACGATGGCTATATTAAGGGGTTGGATGCTTTAGGGAACAGCTACAACAATCTATATCTAGGGGGTCAGGCAAATGCGCTGAAAATATCGCATCATGCTACCACACCCGCTGTTGAGGCAACCTCTGCAACATCTGGCAACCTCATTCAAGTTGCTAGGGTAGTGCCGGGTGTCCTTACCTTTGATGATACAACTGCAAGTATAGCATTTCGGATTACTCACAACTTGGGAACAGCAAAGCCTATAGTTCAGGTGTGGGAAACTTCTGGCAACCGAGGGATGGTTGAAACTGAAGTTAGAATTGGTGATTGGACTAACTCTGCGGATGCTGCGGCACTTACAACGCTTCAGAGCAGCACACTTACCAACTATGTGACTGTAGTTTTCTCGTCGCACCAAGGCGACCTGACCACCTTTGATTATTGTGTAACAGGCTAATGGCATCCAAGAAACAACACGCAGCGATAGACTTCCAAGGCGCAGCCAAGATCACCATTGGTAGTGCGGCTGGCACATCGGGTCAGGTGCTTACCTCTGGTGGCAGCGGGGCGATGACTTGGGCGGACGGAGGAACCCCTGCTGCCGGGGTGGTGAACGAAATCAATTCGCTTACAACTGATGGAAGCTGTGGGTTAACAATTAACTATACGCGCAATGGGTCTACCACCAGCAAGTTTGTAACAATTACTGGTTGCGGTGGGGGAAGTTAACTGATGGAAGACACGGAAATACGGAGAAAAAAGAAGGAGAGCCTCTTGAGTCGTATTTGGGAAAACAGCGACTATGCAGCCTTGGCGGCAGTTGGCGCACTTCCGACTTGGTTTGAATTTGATCCGCAGTTCACATTTGAGAATATTTCTGTGGCCAGCGACGGGAACCAAAAGGAGGTAACGGTTGGGGTAGCGGGCTATCGGAACAAATACAAGGTGGGTCTTCAGAGACACACAGCCTCAACCCCTGTTCCTGACGAGGAAATGTCCGACGAGGAATTGTATGAATGGGCGTGGACAAGGGATGACTTTAAGGAGTACGCCCAACTTGACATGGAGGTTGGTTGGCTGATGGAAATAGAAAAAAAGCTGTGAGTGTTGAGTTCACATGGGTACAGCGGCGGCCAGCAATCAATGCTGATGATGATAATGTGTGCCAATGGTTGTTCCACTTGAGGGCGGCAGAGGGCGAGGCAGCCTCCTATGTGGCCGAGACTGTTAGTATAACGGACAACCAGAAGCCTGTGGATGATTGGCTTCCCGAAGAGATAGAGGCAATGAGTGAGGCTTATCGGCGTATCAACAAGTGGGATGCGCTGCTGCTTTCTGACATTGAGGAGCAGTTAAACGCACCCAGAAGCGTGGACGGGTGGAACGAGGAGACATTAAGCATTGATTCCTAAAATCATACATCAGGTTTGGGATGGGCCGATGCCTCCGGGGATACGGGAGTGTCTGGATTCGGTGAAGAGTGTCATGCCTGACTACGATGTGGTGGTTCACCGGGGAGTGGACATGGACGAGCTTGTGCCAGAGCCGTTTAGTCAGGTGGAAAGAACCAACCTGTACCGCAACCGACTCCTGTATCGCCACGGCGGGTGGTGGATGGATGCTGACTGCTACGCCCTGCGGCCATTCAATTCAGACAAGCCTTACTCGTTTGGTACACAGGAAAAGTCAGTTCGTTACAATGGAAGGCACGGGTTCCCCCCGCTAGTGGTAGATTGGGCGTTCGGTTCCGAGGCGGGGAACCCAGACCTAACAAGGGTTCTGCGGCGACTCGCCCCATCAAGGTTGCACCGAAGGTCTAGCATTGGGCGATCTACCGCTATGCTGCCGCTGGGCCAACACATGGCCAAGGAACTGGGCGGTAGAAAGCTGGAGCCGCCCCATGTTTACGGCAGTAGAAGGTTTTCGTACCACGCCCCCAGCAAGCTGATTCCGAAGAACGCCACCTTGATACATTTATTTCTTGGGTCATGGTATGATAACGGCTGGCGGAATGGGATTTTGGACAAGGTGAAGGAGGCTATGAGATGGGGGTAGCGTGTTCTAAATGCAAAATGGCTTATGAGGAGACAGGGTTGATGTTGAGGTTGACGGTAAAGATTTGGTATTATAGAAAAACATTATGGCTAACATAAAATACGAAGTAACAAGGTGGGACGTTAGCGTCTGCCACCACACGCACCCAACACAGGCTGGCTACGCTGAGTCTGTTATTCTGGGTATCACCGCTACAGATTCGGAGAGCGGCAAGTCGGCATACAAAGACGAGCGGATTTCCGTTTATCCCTGTGTGGAACTAGCTGAATTTGAGACTTCTAGTGAGCAATGGATTGAGAACCAGATCGGCAGCGGCGGTTGGTATCTGGAGTTGCAGACTCGCATTGCCGCCCAACTGGTAGCACCAGAACCAGCCCCGCATAGGGAGATGCCTGACTTCTCCAAGATGGTGATTGGCGATGGCTACGCTGACTTCCCCGCAGAGGAGGAGGAGGAGGAGCCTGAAGTGGTTGAGGAAACGCCAGCCGATGACGCCCCCAAGGAGGATGAAGCCCCCAAGCCGAAGAAGAAGGCCAAGAAGAAGGCTGCTCCCAAGGTAGAGGAGGAGGAGGTCAAGGAGGATGAGGAGACGCCTGCGGGGTGAGGGCTAAACGTGGCCAACGGCAAAAGAAGAAGAGGCGAAAAGGTTGTCGGCAGCCAAGGCGTCTTGCTACAATAACCCCGCTTATGGCTGATCAGAATAAGGAGCAGTTACAAACTGCCACACAAATCCTAGTAAACGCAGCATCCCAAGCACGCTTGACTGCTGCCGAACATGAACAGGTAAGGCAAGCCACACAGATTGTGGCTACTGAGCTTGGGCTGACAGGGCCACCAGACTCGCCCCAGCCTGACATAGTTATGCCAGAACCTGTGGTGGAGGAAAAAGCGGAATAGTGTTAGATGAGCTGGCTAGACGACATGAAAGTCCTGACTTCGTTCGGGGTCGGCATCGGCAACTGGATGCTACAGATAGATGTCATCCTGCACGTTGCCATATCGGTAGCCACGTTAGCCTACATTATTCTTCGCATTCATAAACTCATCAAAGAGACTAGATGAAAAAAACCAAATACATACTACTGTTAGGGGCGTTGCTGTTTTGTACGGCCAACGCCAGAGCGGACGGGTTATTCGGCGCAGGCTGGAAGCCTAGTCCTAACATCACACTGTTCGGGCAGAAACTGACATGGCCAATCCCAAGCCTCTGCATTGGGGCCAAGGCTGGGGTCATCTCTGATGCCGGGGTTAGCCCGGATGGAGTGGAACTCAAGATACCGTATTTTGCGGTGAGCATCCCGTTCCCATCCCTGACCCTGAAGGTTGGTAAGGACAACCCGGAGGTGGTGGTTAAACTCGGTTCGGTTAACAAGGCAGAACACAAACACAAACCAGAGGAGGGCGAGTAAAATGTTAAAATCCAAAACCACTTGGACAGCCGTTTCGGGAATAATTGCTGGGATCGCTGGGTACTTTACGGGCGAATTGGAAATTGGCGCAGCAGTTAATATTGTGATTACCAGCCTGTTGGCTTTGTTCCTCAGACACGGGATAAAGAAGGTGGAGGACGGCAGCTAAAACTATCATAGTTTAATGGCTATCCTGCGCTTGATTTGTGCCATCCTGAAAGCCGTTCCTGTATTGGAGCGGCTTTTTCTTGCGGTGGCGAAGCAGTACAAGGAGAAAGTTGCAAGTGAAAGGTATCAAGACAAGCTGGATTTTATTGACGCTATTGTTGATAAGCACGGTGAGTTGCCAGACAACAGCGAAACTAAACAACGTGAAGGAACTGACGGAGCATCCCCAGTTCCCAGATGCTGCAAGAGCGGCACCGGCGTGGACAAAGGCCGCGCTAAAAAAGGTGGCAGAGCTAGAGTACAGAATAGAAAGAAAATGAAATCATACGCACCAGTAAAAAAGAAAAAGGGTGGGAAGAAAAAGTCCCTTTAAGGCTCCACGCATTAAAGCGGGACGGCGGTTAAGCTCATTCTTCCGGCAGTCGGATCGCTGAAAAACTCAAGGTCGGCGGACATTTCTCCGATTAGCGCATAGCTGAGGCTGTCGAAGCTATGTTTATTGTCATCGCTAATGACATATTGCCCCACTGACTTTCCCTTCCTTAGGTACCTGAACATTTCAACCGTCTTGATACAGTGTGCAGATATGTGAAGCCGGTTTTGCATGAGAAGGTCTTTCAGGAGTTTGACTCTTTGCCTGACTGAACCTGAAAACTTGGGCGCACCGATGAGGTTTATCTTCCCGTTGCTGGCAGCAGCCACAACCCTATGATCATAGGTGTTAGCCGAAGCCCTGTACCTCACCATTGACGAAGTGTCAGACCAGTGAGTCCACCTTATCTCCTTGCCCAAGTGTTCCTCAAGTCGTTCTATTCTGTCCATTGCTTCCCCGGTGAAATCCTCCAAGGATACGTCAGCATGGAGTACCACAAGCTCGTCCAACACTGTCCATCTGGTGCCTTGGACGGTGTTCACTTTTTCTAGGATGTGAAAAGCGTGGTTTCTGTCCCCCAAGTCCCAGCCACCTATAAGCTCAGTGCAAGCGTTTGTGGGCAATATGACTTCCCATTCGTCTTCAATGGGGCTGTCGATGTTCCCAACAACGTGGGTGTCAAACTTAAACACCTTTCCGAAGTGTGCGTTTGAAGATGAGGCTGTCCACTTCCCAAGCACATACCTATCATAAAGCTCCGGGTCAGGCCGAAACGTGGCAATCAAGTCCTTCTTGTCGTACTCGGACAAGTAGGGGTTGTCATCAACCATTGCTTCGATCAGGTCAAACTGGGCTATGTACTCCGGGTCGGGGTGGTCATCCTTCCCCGGCTCCTCATACCACATTTTATAAATCCAAGAGTTTGTTCCCTCTTCTGCTGGGTTTGTGTCCCCTATCCACTGGTGCTTTTGGTATGGCAGGCCGGGGAGCCGAAGCTGCCCCTTTGATATGGTGAAAACGCAGGAGTCTTTGAAGTTGGATAGCTCGGAAAAGAATATCAGGGAGAACCTAGTGCCCTTGATTTTCTCCTCAATGTCATGGTCTACGTCAAGTGAGTGCAGTTGGATTTCAGTTTCGTTGCCGTGCATGTTGGCAACCCTCATGTAGTGCATCTTGGTAACACCATCAACCTTTGGGGGGACGGTAACCTTGAAGCCATCAAGGCCCGCCTCCCACTCAGGAAGGATTACATCAATGAGGTCAGACCAGACACCAGACTTGGCGTTCCTGATTGTCTTGCAAAATATTCCGACCCGTCCACTTCTGGTCTCCCAGCAATGGCGCATCAGCCGGTGGAGAACGCCGATGGTTTTGGAGGAATAGCGGGGGCCACTCACAAGAAGGTATCTTCCGGTGGAGTTGAAAATCTCCAGTTGTTTTGGGGATATGCTGGGATACCAGTACCCACTAGCGTCAAGAGGCATGTTTTTGTTATATTGAACCCGGAGGCTTTATGGCAAACGAACTAACAATAGACTTAAGAGACCCCGCAATGCAGGAGGCATTCAACGATTGTGATCCGGGTGAAACGCACACGGTCACTATGGATATCACGGTTTCCGACAAAGGGGAAACATTGGTGGCCGACATTGACCCTGATTCTGTAGAGAAATATGTGGAAGAGGAAGAGGCTTACGACGAGGAAGTTGCCCCCCCAGAAGGCGAAGCCGCCCCCCCGGAGGCGGTGGCCATCGTAATGAAGGGCACCAATGCCGAGGAGGAAGTCTAAGAACCTAGAGGTAGAATACTGCGAAGACGGTCATGTGAGCATAAAGCTTAACTTGGCCGAAATGCGCCCAAAGCGTGGGCGCGGATATCGCAGTATATTGTACCATGAGGGCAACATTAAGGGCGGCGGTATGATAGCTTTCCTTAAGTTGTGGCGTCCTGTAACCAGAAGCCAGAGGGCAAAGATACTGAAGCAGTTCCACAAGAACATGGTGGCGGCAAAGTCGCCCAAGATTATTTAAGATGGTAGACCTAAACGTACTAACTTCCCGTGGGGTTACGGCTGATGCCGCCAGAAAGGCGTTTGACAAGGATGATGACTCTCAGGTTCCAGAAAAAGCCTTGGCGTTGCTGGATCGGATGCGGCAGCGGATTGATGACGGGGTGAACTGGTGCATCCAGAACCACAAGATTTACCATGCACTGGACTTGGCTTGGGACGCCCCGCTTAAACAGGTCAGCAACACGCTGGCCTATTCTCTTTTAGAGAAGGGGCTAAGTGATGAGTCAGTCCTTAATGCCGCCAAGGACTGGGGGCTGACCGGGATGATAGAGACCGTCAAGGACGGCAAGGGGGAGCGGAGCCAGTTAAACCTCCCGGTTTTCTTTAACATTTTTGTGCCGCTTGTCCGATCCTACGTCACCATCAGGTGGGCTAGAATTTACAATGACCGTAGGCAGTACCCGTTGTTCAAGTATGAGATGGGGAAAAACACCACCAAGAACAAGATCAGGTCTGAGATTATAACCGACAGGGTGCAGGTGATGTCTAACCAGCATGGGTACTCTGAGCTTTTGAAGCAGGGAATCTTTCATATGCTTCACTACGGGTGGGCTGCCCAATTTCCGCAGGAAGAATGGCACACGGAGAAGCAGGTGCTGTTTGGTGCCAATAACGCCGAAGAGGAAAAGACGGTAAAGGAGGGGATTCGTTACAACCTTCCGCATCCGAGCCGAGTGTTTCTGGATCAAGCCCACAGGCCGACCACATATAACTCTGACAGCGGTTGTGAGTTTGCAGGGTACTGGAGGATCATGCGCTACCGGGACATTCGGTCTAACCCCATGTTCTGGAATACGGACAAGATTACGTATGGCAGGACAACGCAAATCTTAGGCAAGGCCAAGACATATCTGGAGTTGGTCTCTCCCTGTACAATGGAGTTCCCTCAGAGCCGATCCAACTTCGTAGAAACAGACCGGGAGACGGAGATGAACAGGTTCTATCGTTCATCTGACGATGACAAGGCAGTGCTGATTACAGAGTATTATGAGAAAATTATTCCAAGTGAGTGTGGCCTTGGTGATTATGATCACCCTGTATGGTTTCGTTTTTGTTTGGCTAATGATGATACTGTTCTCTACGCTGCTCCTTTACCTTATTGCCCCGTTGTATACTACGCTTATGACCCGCATGAAGGGAAAAGCATCAACACCTCGTTGAGCCTTGAGGTTGTTCCGTTCCAAGACCAGATAGGGAACCTTCTCAGCCAGTACCTGTTGAGCGTTAAGCAGAACCTAGCCAACATGACCTTTGTTGACACTGATCAGGTGCCCAAGGACATGATAGACAAGCTCCAGAACTGGGGGGAGAAACTGTTTCGTAGCCTCAACTTCATGCCGTTCTCGTCTAGGCAGAACAAGTTTGCCCAGAGCGACGTGAGGGAGGCGTTCAACTCTGTTCGGTTCACCGCGCTGGACACCAACGGGATTGTTGGTGCCATGAAGCAGATCATAGACATGCTGGAGCGGTTGCTTGTTATCTCCTCGCAGGAGATTGCACAGGTGGCAGCGCATGAGCAGACCGCCGAGGAAGTACGCACCATCGCAAGCACCACCACCACCCGCCTGTCCTTCACGGCTTCAGCAGTGGATGACGCCATGCTGGCGTGGAAGGAGCAGCTATACCGAGGGTTAATGGCTTATGGGGAAGACGAGATTTACGCAACTATTAGCTCAGATTACACGGCTGAACAAATTCAGAACCTTGGTTTCACGGTTGAAGAGGAAGACGAAGACCGCGCTGGTCTTATTAGAGTACGAGGACAGAAGACTGCTCTTAATCTTGAGGTCATTGGCTCTTACCGGGACAGTCTGGACAGGGTTTCAGATAATGCTACGGCTGCTGCCCTGACCCAGTTGTATCAGATCGTTGTGAGTGACCCTGAGATCAAGCAGAGTGTTGGCGTGGATCAGATTCTGGATGTTGTGAACCAGATCGGAACAATGCTGGGGCTTCCAAAAGACTTTAAGCTTAAGAAGATTGAGGGTGCCGAGCAGGAGCAGCAGGCCGAGAAGATGGCGGCTGTAGCCGAGGAGATCAGGAACTCAATAATCAACGAGGTGGGCGAAGCCATTAAGCCCATAGCCGAGAATTCCCAACAAAATACCAACCTTATTAAACAAATCATGGAGGCAATACAGGGTGGGCCGCAGCCGTCTAACCCAGCGCAATATGATACAGGTAACGCAGTCCCCTCTGGAACTCCAGCCGATGCTAGGTATCCAGAATTGGCTCAAGCAGGGCCAATACGCTAAACTAAAGATAGCATTTAACGGGTTGATAGCCTCTCACCAAGAGGCGGCGTCCAGATATTTAATGGAAGCCGAGGCTGATCCGCGCCGAATGGCTGAAGCTCAAGCAGAGGCAGCGGAAGCAAATAAACTTTTATTGGTAATCCAAACCTTAGACACAATAAGAGATGGTAAGATGGAGCTACCGATAACTAAAATAACAATAGAACATTAGTTTATGAGTAAAATAAAAGAAGCTGTAGATAGGCACATGGTTGAAACCCGCCCCCCAAGTATGACGGTAGTTTCTGCTTCCGTGGAAGAGGAGCAAGGCACTAAGGAGAAAAGCTCAGGCGTCCTGCCTGCGTTTCCAGAGGAGCCACAAGAAGAGCCTGTCGCTGCGGAGCCTGAAGAGGCTGCTTCTGAGGAACCTACCAACGAGGATGTGGATGATGCGGTTGGAGGGATAATGGATCGGCTTGGTTTCGGCTCAAAGATTGAAGCTGAAGCTGCGGAGCCAGAGCCGCCTTCCGAGGAGGAACCCTCCGAGGGGGAACCTTCCGGGGAGGAGGCACCAACCGATGAGGAAACCCCTGCTGAGGAGGAGGCGAAGGCGAAGGAGAAGAAGCCACGGACGCGCCGCAAAAAAAAGGATTGGCTTAACGCTGATGACATTAGGGGCATCATCAGGGAGACCGCACAAAGCGCGGCCAAGCCAGCGGAGGCTGAAGCTCTCGGTGAGGAAGCTAAACCTGAAGACCCCGTTGATGTGTTGAACAAGGCAGACCTAGAGGCGTTTGCCGAGATGGAGAAGAACCCCAAGTACGAAGGGTTGAAGGGAAAGTACAAGGCTTACCTCGTTAAACTATCACAGTATAAGAAAAACTGGGAGACTGAGAATCCGACATCAACCTTCAACATGGAGGATATGGAGCATGAGGACTTCACTTCTTCAAGCCAACCAGAGTATGACCCGTCCGACTTTCAGGATGCCAAGATCACGGTGAAGGCCCGTGAGATAGTCCATGAGCAAGACAAGGCTTACAGGACAGAGATTGACGAACTTAAGAGTTCAATTGACGAGTCAGGGATGAAGGACGAACTTCACTCTGGTGCAAACGATAGCTATGCCGAGATAGTCAAGCTTGCTGATGAGTCCTACCTGAAGGTGGTTCAAGAAGGGGGCGGGGAAGCCTTGCAGGAGGCAGACCCTATCGCCCATCAGGTTCTGAACGAGGTCTTGGCAGCCAACGACAAGCACCTGTACGAGCTTGAGAAGCTGGCCCACCCGTCAAATAAGTTCAGGCTGAACATGAGCAACGAGACCCACAGGGAACTGATTGATTTTGCCGTCAAGAAGGAGCAGGACATATCCAGCCTCCCTGTTAGCCAGCAAATGCATGAAGGCAAAAGGTTTGCGACCACAAAGGAGTTCATGGACATGGGCGAGGAGCAGCGGAAAAACCACTGGAACCTTCAGCCGAAGCACATCAAGGCCATGTACGTCACAGACCTTGGCCAGCAAGCAAAGACGCGCATAGAAAAGCAGCGTGAAATGTTTGACAAGTATACGAATTATAAGTCGGGGAAAAAAACTGCCCCAAAGGAAAAAGCAAAAGCAGAGAAACCCCAGCAAAAACGGGCACAAAGTAACCCTCCGTCAACTACGGGTGAAGCTCTTGCGTCAACAGGGGGTACCACGTCGGCTAATGTTAATTTAGGGGATGATTCATACCTAAAGGGTAAATTATGGGGATGATAATATACCTGCCTGTCTGCGCGTAAGCCGCACACAGGGAGGAATGCTATAATATTTCATCCTGTCTGCGCGTAAGCCGCAAACAGGAAAGAATAAATATTATGGCTGATTCAAATCTACCTCTAGCATCGACTACATTCCAAGACAAGCAGTGTACAACTGCAATCTGGAACAACTATGACACGTGTGGAACTATCACACGGGCGGACATCGGTTTAGCTAACCCAACCGACTTAGAAACAATTTTTAAAACCGGGACTGAGACCCAACTGGGTGGTTCAGGTAAACGATACCGGGACATGGAAAGCCTTTTGGTTACCAATCTTGAGCTTAAGGCTTGCGGTGGACGCCAGTACGGCCTCTATGACTGGCTGATGTCCAGTGGTAAATCAATGGGCGGCGGTGTGACCAAGCGTTCCATAGCTGGGGCGGGGGTTGAGATTGAGCCGTTCATCATGGCTGCCCAGAAGGACACCATTAAGGACGATTACTGGACAGTGGAGAAAGTCTTTAACCACCTGTACAAGTATGAGACCCACGCTAACGGCACTGGCACAACTCCGTCTTCGGCTGACAGCACTTTAGCCGCCGCACCGTTCTCTGGCATAGTGAGCGGTAACCTTGTTGTCCGTGTTTTAGTAAACTCTGATAGCAACCAATCTGCTGCGGCTGCTTATTTTACAAGGGGAGCATCCTTCTTTTGGTTCTCAAAAGACAGCACAGGGAAGAGCTACAAGGTTGAGTTCAAGGTCAAAGATGTCCCCACTGTAACCCTCTCCAAGGCTGGCCCTGCCGTTGCCGGTGCTGAGACCATTGACATCCTGTGTGTGCCAGTTAGCGCGTTTGCTGCTAATAACGCCATTGGTGGAACCGCTTCGGCGGATGTTACTGCTGCTGATATTGTGTTTGGGGCCAACAAGGTGTTATCCCTTTTGGGTTCCCAAGGCACAGGAGGACAGGGTGTTCTTGTTGCTGGCACAAATAACGTAAGTGACTTTGAAAGCTGGTGCTTCAATCGTCCTGCGCTGAACACCAACAAGCACGTTCCGTTCTGGTACCAGACCAGCCGTTACACGCTATGTGTTGACCAGTTCTACAAGGAATGGTTGGAGCGGATGATGCGTACAAACTCCTACTTCCAGAAGTTTGGTGACGTTTCATTGGCAGATCGCAACGCGCAGTTGGGAATGCGGTTCCAAAAAGAGTGGGTGAACTCCTTCTTCTTTGGGAACAAGATCGGCCCCTTACAGACTCTTGCTGGATACAAGGGTTTAGAGACGGTGACTGCACATGATCCCAGTGAATCTTCGCTGGCGACGGGTCTTGAGGGTAGCGCAATCGGTTACCGCGCCAACGCAGTTGGTGTCTACCGTCAGCTTGCTGATTGTGGGCGTGTGGTTGACAAGCGGGCTGTTGCCTTCGACCTCCGCTCGTTTATCGAAAACGACATCTTCGACATTGTTCGTTCCCGCAAGGATCAGAACAAGCCTTCGGATCAAATTGACGTGTTCACGGACTCCAAGACAGCCAAGAACATCTTCAATGCGATGGTTAGGTACTACGCGCTTGAGGGGGGTGCCTCTCAGTCCAGCAACACTGTTTCTGGTGGCGCACTGAGGCTGAACATGGATATCACAGCCAAGAACATCGACAGCTTGGGTTTCTATTCCAACTCATACAAGCTGCATTACCCCGCTGGTGTGACGCTTAACGTGATCACCAACGAGTTCTTCGATGATATGGTGTCAGCCTCCAAGGCGGCTGATGTTAGCACCACCGCTGCCACGGACGGCTCCAATGGTCGATACCTCATGGTGTTGGACTTGGGCGGCGGCATCTATCCGGGGATCATCGGCAGCAACCGTGTGGTTCATACCACCGGGGCACTGAACGAATTGGCTAAAGTCAACGCGGATTACGCCTGCGTCATGGCGAATCCGACCAAGGAAACCACGCTCAACTCCTTGACGTGGACTGCGGTTGTGGAGTGCCCTTCGGATAATCTCATCATTGAGAATTTCCAAGACGCCGCCATGTCAGTATAAGCTAAGGCTTGAAAGTCACATAATTCAGAGGGGCGGTTTTCAGAACCGCCCCTCTTTTTGTATACTAAACCGCTATGGCAAATGCTAAGAAGCATTACTGGAAAATTGACGGTGCGGGAGTGTCATTTAACCTCCCAGACGGATCAAAAGTTTTTTTTGAAAAAGTCTACGGAAACATAGGTTTCGCTATTGTCGATGATGACCAGAACGAGCAGCTTGTGGCCATGCTTGGGACGGGTGGCCTCGTCCAGACAACCAAAGGGGATTACGATGAGCTAAAAAAAAAGCCGCCTTTAGATCAATCTCCTCGGCAATGGAGAGAAGAGTTCAGCCCAGAGATGCTGTCTTCGTCGCCCCAGTACGAGAAAGTCGCCGCTGCTGTGGCGGCTGATGCTGAACAGGGTTCCGATAAAGATGTGACGCCATCTGCAAAACAAGCCAAGCAGGCTAAGCTGCCCGCTGATGACAAGCCGCTTGCGGGTAAGCGCAAGGCAAAAACTAAAGACTGATGAAATTCTCTGAACTGGTAGATGAGTTACGGGCCGACATTTGGCCTGAAGGTGTTCCTGAAAGTCTTGCTGGCCCCATCGGCAAGAGTTTTGAAGCTGGAATAACTCACCTTCAAAGGTATGTCCCCTGCCTCCAGAACAGAAACATTGACCGATACGCGCAGTGCGCCACTTACTTTCAGGGAGGCAAGACCGTGTTCTCTGCGCCTAAAGGCCGCATCCAGCGCGTATACACAATCTTAGGGAAGTCAGGTGAAGAGGTGTATCCTGCCCTGTTTAAGCAGGTCACCAAGGATGAGCTTGAGTGTGACAGCCTCAAGCATCTTTCAATGATCTACCCGCCGCTGAACCTAGCCAACGAGGATTTGCCTATGGGGTTCAAGTATCCTGAAAAGGATTCGGACTACATGGTGGACGCAACCGGGGCAAAGAAAACGACGAAGCATTACCGTGCCGTCATAGGGCGGTGGGCGGTGGAGAAGGAGAAGTTGTACGTTTCACCGTGGATCAATTCAGACGAGATAGTTGTTGTTGAGTGGGACGGGATTAAGAACAGCTTCAGTGGTGATGACATCATCACGGACGATGTGGACTTCAGGCGCACTTTGCGGTTGTTTGTCCAGCGTGAAACTGCGCGTGACTTTGACGCAGACTACGAGCGGTACAGGTACATGACCGTTGATTTCAATGAGGCACTGGGCGACCTGATCCATGAGTGCAAGAAAGAGAACGAAGTTAGGAAGACGTTTTACTGCGAGGAGGCATACGAAGTCTTGGCAGCCCGGAGGAACAAGGTCTACGCCGAGGAGAAGGATGCGGCTACGGCAGCGGCGGCAGTGGTGGACGCCATAACCTCCTACACGTTTGGCGTGATTGGAGACTACGGTGCATCATTGGCAGCATCAGGTGCATGGAATGGCGACAACGCCGAGGCGGTTGCTACATTGGTCAAGGGGTGGAGTCCAGACTTCATCCTTACGGTTGGTGATAATAGTTACAGCCCCACAGGCGGGGACACTGGTGGAGCGACTAGCGATATCAGGCACGGCAAGTATGACCAAAATATTGCCCAGTGGTACGGTGACTTTATATTCCCCTACGGTGGTGATAATGATGCCTATACCAGCACCGCAACCGAGAACAAGTTTTTCCCTGCTGTCGGCAACCACGACATTACAGAGAACTACGGGACTACGGATGCCGGGTTGAAGACGTGGCGCGGTTTCTTTTCACTGCCCAACAACGAAACAAACTACGTTGTCAAGAAGGGCCACGTGGATTTCTTCTGCGTGTTCAGCAACAAGAGAACTTCGGTGGCAACTGCTTATGATTCCAATCTTGGTGTAGGCGAAACCAGTGCGATGCATGAATGGTTGGATGCTGCTCTTGCTAACAGCACCGCACACTGGAAGGTGGTTTACTTCCATCATGCACCCTATACGTCAGAGTCTACCCACCTGAATGGTGATGCCGACATGCAGTGGGACTTCCCCACAATGGGAAACAACGGGGCTGACGTTGTTCTGTCCGGTCACTCCCATTGTTACGAGCGGCTCAAGGATGCCAACGGGTTCCCTTACTTGATTTGCGGCGCAAGCGGAGCAGAACTTCGGGCACAGGGATCAACGAGCGGACTGGCCGCCGGGATAACAAGTGAGAAATATTACAGCACCGAACATGGTGCCATTAGGGGGACAGTGGATAACACGACCCTTACGTTTGAATTTATCAATAAGTCAGGAACCGTGATTGAGACATACACGCTGACCAAGGGGGCATCGGACACCACCACAACTAGAACTGTAACATGACACCTGTACCAAAACCTGCGCGCCGAACCATTTTTGAGAACATAAAAGACGCCCCGTGCATAGGGGTTAAAAGTGTTGTCACCACTATTGATGACACCACTGTAGTCGGGGAAGCAGCGGGTTGTAGTGACCCGGAGTATGCTGCGTTGGCGGGTGAAGCCCTCTGCTCAAACGCGCCTTCAATAGAGAGACTTATCGTCGGCCCAACATCTGGGCACACTATAGCTGCGGTTACTGGAAGGGCTTCGTATTCAGCCAAGCTTGAGTTTAAGTACAAAGACGGGACGATCAGGAAAAAGGATGTAACTAAGGAGGCTTCATGGGATTCGGTCAATCGTTCAGTTGCGAAGTGGGCCGGGGCTGAGAGGGGGGTATTCATGGGACTCTTCAACCCAGACACACCAACATCAACAACAAGTATTATTGCGACTTACACACCTTCTGCTCCTGTTAATGGGGAAAACAGAACACGGGTGAAGGGGAATAAGCTGGAAGGCAGCGCACCCATCACGGTTCAGCACAGGTGCGTGGATAACGCAATAGACATTGTTCTGGTTGTGGACAGGAGTGGGTCAATGCGGAAGGTCGATGATGCGGATGGAGGAATATCAAGGATAGAAGGTGCCAAGGCGGCATGTAGGGCACTCATTGAAAACGCCAAAATGGCAGAGCCGAAAGGCAATCCTTCTAAAGATTCAAACCCAGCAGAAGAAACCGTTACAAGCCCAGCAAACCCGCGTGGAGAATTTGACAGGATAGGGATCATTAGCTATGCAGGTAAAAGTGGAGAGAAAGCTGTTCACCGTCACTCAGATAAATTCCTACTAACGAAAAGTGAAGCCCTTGCTGTGGTTGATGAGATAGAAATATCCAGTGATTGCGAAGGGCCAAGCAAGCGACTGAAGGGTTGCTACACTGGGATGGGTGGCGGGCTAGATGAAGCCTACAACTTGCTCAAGGAGGACTACAGGGGGGCAACACCGCGCACCAACTACCCAAGGAAAGTTATCGTCTTACTGACAGACGGCCATGAGAACGTCTGCGCCCCTGACCCTGAAGTGATTGCTGCCAAGATTGTGGCTGACAGGATTGGTTCTTCCACTGAGTCAAACGCCTGCAACACCATGATTGCAGTTGTAGGTTTCACACTAGACTCCACAGCCACGGTGAAAAGATGCAACGGCGCAAGTGTGACCGTTGATGTCTTCTTAAAGGCACTCGGAAATTGTTACGGAAACTCAACAAGCAGTGCGCTTTCGTTGGTTTTCTACCCGCAAAACATTGATGACCTTAAGGTAACATTCACTGATGCCATGCGGAAAATATGCGAGGACAACGAGCAAACCGGGACAGGCACCGACACCGATACGCCGTGTGAGTACCTTGCAATAACAAACATGTACAAGGGGCACGCAAAGGAACTCTTGGATAAGTTCAGCTTTGACGGTTTTAAGAAATGGTTTGTCTGTAAGAACACGGTAGACCTAATGGGCACACACGTATTCAAGACTGTCCAACCGGGGCTTGGAACCTATGTGGGCCTAATTGGTAACCGTGGGACAAAACAATTATCAGACCTTAAGCAGGCTAATTTGTTTTCGGATTTTGGTAAGGAAGCCAAAACATGCCAAAGGATGTTCGCCCCTTATGACCACAACTTTGGGGGCATAGAAACCAAGACTAAGTATCACCTGTCAAGTCTCACGGAGTACAGGCTGGTTGTGAAGGCGGCAGGAAATATCACACAAGGAGCAGGGCAGTTTAAACACGGCGTAGAACTTGGGAGTAGCATCAGGATTACCGTTGGAGGGAAGCAGGAGGGAACACTTGAGATAAGTAAAGCGTACCCAGACGGAAGGGTTGCCAGATACATTGACGAGGAAGGCACCATAGAGGATGGGCGAGTTGATAATATCCCAAGACTGGTGACAAGGGAGATTGTTGGGGCACTGTTTGAGGTGGTTGAACCCATAGGCCCAAGCAGCGCAGCATTTGACTATTCTTATACGTTCTGGGGCAACAACAAAGAGAACGCCATAAGGATAGAGCAGTTCCCTGCTGATTACTCGGACGAGGCGAACTATGCCACAAGCACCACCGATCACATGTTTGCAAATGCCGCAGCAAGAGACGCCATCTTCGATGGTAAAGGGTGTGCCGTGATCAAGGGAGACCCTGAAGGGGATGAAGAAAGCCCACTGCTTGTATCCGACTTCAGCGGGTTTGTTGCCGAGGGCAACGCGGCAGGTGGAAGGGTTGCTGTAAGTGCTGACAACGCCCACCTCTACGAGTACCAAACAAGCGGAGCTGACGCCGAGTTAAGCAACGTGCCGTTTGGGGTAAACATTATAGAGGTCACGCTACAGTCAGGGAAGACGGTCGATGGGGTGTTTATACCTAATACAATCGCAGCCGCAGACCACATACTCTTTGATGACTTTGAAGACGCTGGAGGAGTTGTAGCACCGTAATGGAACTGGCAGAACAGGAGCGGTTGCAAACCACGGATGTTCAGTCTGATGTGGGGCCACCAAACCTAGAGTCTTTCTCAACGGTTGCGGTTGGCAAGGAGGGATATGAGGCGGCAGTCCTCATGTACAGCATAAGGCAGTATTCAGATAAACCTATATTCCTTTTTGCGGACGAAGCCGCGCTAAACCTTTTGGTTAAAAGGCTGCCGTCCGGGGTTGAGGTTACCGAAGTCCCAAGTGAAGTCCTGAAGGAAAGGCGTAAGGAGTTTCCTGAGAACCTGTCTGAGGTGTGGAACAGGGGAAAGGAGTTAAGCAGCCTGTTCCCTCCTGAGATTTTATCCCTGAAGATGGACGCCATGCTTAAGGCCATTAAAAGGGCAGGCAACACCTTGTTCGTTGATGCGGACATAGTGTTCACTGGCCCAGTCTCATGTAACTTTACAACACCTCTGGTGTTAAGCCCACACTTTGAAGACGTGACCTCTATAGGGGGTGAGTACAACGCGGGTTACGTTTACTCAAGCAGCGATGAATTTCCTTACCACTGGAAGCAAAAGTTTGAAGATGACTCGTCATTCTTTGAGCAGGAGTGCATGACACGCTTCCCGTTTAATTTTGACACAAGAACCTTCGGCAAGAGCCACAACGTAGGGCTTTGGAGGACGCGCCTGCTAGACCCAAGGAGGTCTCCGCAGATGCACATGAAGGAACTGGGGATAAAGAGCCTTTCGGATGTAACCATAGAGGGCGGGAAGCTGGTTAGCTTCCACCTGCACTTAAGGCCAAGGGTGCTACAAAGAGACCCGTCTTATAACATCGTTAATGTTTTTTACGAAGCAATGAAGCGTTCTGCAAACGAGAAACACAAGGAGCTACTCCGGTTTATTAACAACGAATATATACCTGACGCATTCATGTATGGGTTAGGGGAAGATTAAACTATCATAGTATAAGAGATGCCAAACATAAGACCATCAGACTTTAGCTACTACCTTCCCAAGGAGAAGGACACGGTGGCTCAGGGTCTTCTTAAGTTCATACGTTTCTCAATTGTTTTTTGGCGTTGGTTCAGGTCTTCCGTTAACACGGACGGAAGCCTAAGCACCCAGTTTAAGGGTGGCCTTTGCAACTTAGACCGGGACAACTGTCGCCAAGGCAAGACGGTTGTTCCGGGGGAAGGCCCGGAGAATGGCGGCGGTGGAGGCAACGGTGGGGGCGGCGGCGGCGGCGGCGGGGGTGGAACCGGCGGCGGCGGGGGTGGAGCGGGAGACTGCTCTCAGGTTGCCTTCAGTGACCCAGCTTGTTGTGACACGGTTCGTCATTATGGCATGGACATGCCAGACGGGGTAGAGGAGTCGAACCGAAAGAACGTCAAGGCCCGTGGTTCCTTTCATTATTACAACCCGGTTAGACTGGATGGCATAACTGGCGGGGTAGATTTGTTTTGCGACAACGATGGCCGCAAACAGGTGGGTGTGTTGATGACGCACAAGCAGTCATTCACGTCAAACATGGCGTGGTCTAGGGATGTGGCTTCATATTCATCTCCGATATCTGGGACTGGGTCAACAAGCGGAGGGCAAACAGAGTTCATTGGGGAATACCCGGACGAAGAGAACAGGGGCACAGCCCTGCACAAGACTGGCTCATGGCAATGGACGGAGGTTTTGATCTATGGGTACACGGACATGCTTATCCCGCCAAAGGACGCCATCAAGGGGGCTAAGGTTCTTGGGAGCTTTACAACAAACCCACTAAGCCCCGTAGCAGCAGGTACGCCGATACGCTTTCTGGTTGAAAACAACGGGGAATGGTGTGTGCGCCTATGGATTAGGGACTGGCCGTTGGATGCTGTAGACAATGGGGGCTGGCCAACACGTGGGTTTCGCATTGATTTTAGCAGGGCAATACCTTACGAGTACAATCCGCAGTACGTGGCGTGGGATGGCGACCCAGAAGAAATGGGGCAACTCCCTTCTTCACAGCTTTATTGGCCACAGGAATACACGGCAGGCACAAATGGGGTCAGGAAACATCAACGATATCTGACTAAAGTAAACGGCGTAAGGATCACACTGGCAGGAAAACACGTGGGCATAACTGAGACACTTAAGCGTCCTTTATTATGCGGAAACTCACCGTGGATGGGGCCGATTGGAACGTACCAAAATGCGCCTAACGCCGAAGGGTTTGTTGTGTACGACGAGCGGTGGCAAAATGAAAGACCTTGCTACACTGAACAGGCAGGTAACGATATCGTCCAGACCAAGCCGAGGGCGTTCACGTGGTCTGAGGACGGGAAGGGTTCCAGCCATTCGTCATACCCAATGAGTTGCGTGAACGAGTTAGAAGTGACTTACGATATCTCACAAGACAAAGCCAATATAGACGCATCACATTTAACACAAGAAAGAAGAGGATAATTCTATGCCATCACCAGTAAAACCGAGCGACATAAAGGAAACACTAGCAACAACTGACAGCTATGTTTGCACCAGACTAAAGAAGGTTCTCGTTGATTTCCCTAAGGCTGTTTATGCGTGGTTCTCCTATATTTACAACGAGGATGGGACGTTCACAGATGACTTCAAGGACGAGATTTGTGCAATAGATTGCGAGAACATAATAATCAAACCACCTCCGATCCCCTGTGACCCGGAGACTGATTCAAATTGTGAGCCACCCGTAGGAGGATTGGAGCCGCCGCGTGTAAGGGCAGGAGCCGCAATGAGGCACGCAGGTGGAATCCCCTTGGTGTGGCCGCATGTCACTGGTGCCAGAAGCTATGATCTTTACAGGGCAGATACCGCAAGCACTGTTCCCGCCAGCAGAACCCTCTTAAGAAAAGGGTTGATATGGAGTGACGGATACAATTCAGACAGGAACAAACTACGAAGGAGACCTGACGATACGTTCTTGTTTGTTGATATCCCTAATGGGCTGGCTTGGGATTCAGGAAATGCTGAACATGCAGCAGGGAGCGCATTGGATGGCGGCGAATCCTACTATTACTGGGTGAGGGCCGTTGATGTTAATGGCAACCCAAGCGGCTGGAGCAAAAGCGCGTTGGGCTTCAGTCGTAATGTTACAAACTTTGACTCCATTGGAACCGCAGCCTTGCTTTGGTCTGGTCAGGAAGCCACACCGCTTGCCACAGGAGAAAGCGAGGGGGTAGGTGGACTTTTTGCCAAGACTAAGATGCGCGTCACGTTGCGCTCAGGCGGTGGTGGAGGTGCAGGCGGTGGGGATTACAACACCCCGGTTTACAATAAGTTCCACATCACCGCCATAACCCATGACAACAATACAGGAGACAACACGTTTACACTGGATTCAAATGCAGGCGACCACGGATTTAAGGGGGGCTATCAGGTTACACTGGATGGAAACAGCAATACGGCATGGAATAAGAAGTTCGGCGTCCATGAGTCAATGAAAGAGTCAAACAAGTTCAAGCTTGTGGCGGCAGAGTGTGTCGGCCTTGGCTCCCCCACTGCGGCGACCAGCGGAACCCTGCCTGACAACTCAGCCGTGAGTCATTACGGAACTGTATATGCCACAGACTTTAAGAACCCCGTCAAGATCACAGGAGGTGGAGGTGGTGCGGGAGGAATTGTTCAGGCGGTTTTCACAATTGACGATCTAGTCAAGGTTAGGGTCAGGACATACGACATTAACGGACTCCTAGTGGACTACACAACAGGTTCAGTTGCAGAAGGCCCAACCAAGGCGAAGCTTGATAATCCAACAAACTCAACACACCTTACAGCGTCTACTATCCCTGATGACACCAGCTACTTCCCGTTCAACCAAGGGGGCCGAGGAAGGAATGATGCATCTGCAACAGTTGGTTCCGGGGTAGGCCCGCCGACTCCCGGCGTTCCTGCTTCGGATGACAAGCATTCCGCTAACGCGGCCCCGTACATCACGGTGCTTGAGATATCAGATGATACGGGAAGCTCCCCAACTTGGTATCCCATATTATGGGTAAGTGACGGAGAAGGCGGGGGGTATAAGAACTCTGGAGACGGAGGGAACGTCAGCGTAGGAGGCCAATCCGCAAGGCCAGTGTGGTGGAGGAAATCCCTTTTGGATGAGGCTGCCTCTACGTCCACCGCCTTGGGAAGTGTCGTGGCATTCAAGGCAACCGACCCAACTGACAGCAATTACGTAAAGGCCCAGTACGGTTACATAGACTACGAGCCATCGTCTGGAGGTGCAGCCACACTTAGGGCTGCCGCTCTTAACGGGAAAGGGATTGTGTTCTATGACGGCGGCGATGGCGCGGACGGAGTCGTGGCCAACCCGTTCACTGGCAAAGGAGGGCACGTGTGGGATGGCTTGGTTCACCAAGGGCCACCTTCTGCCCGCCACCTCCCGTTGCATTTAAGGTTTGACCGCCTTGGGCAGGCGTTCGACATCAAGCAGTCCCCCGGTAGTGGTGGTTGGGGTTGCCAAGGGACAGGTGAACAGCAATTTGGGAGACACGCATGGGGAGGCCACGCCTTAGCTGGGTGTGCATACCTGACCTACGCAACCGCAGACTATGACGGGGCATGAGAATACCACCTGATGCAAAACTATATGAACTGCGCCCGTTAACTGGGCCGCTTGACCCATCCTCGTCCCCTGATGCTGTATTGGCGGGCGGCCACAGGTGGGTACAGAACTTCAGGGTTAACGCATCTGGTGCGCTGGCTAGAGCAGAAGGGTTTAGGCGTCTGTTATACACCAGCACTGGCTACAACAACGCTGATCTGCACAACCAACTGGAAAAGACAGAGTCCGGTGCAACGGCAGAGGACATCACACTTTTGTTTGAGGCGGGGTCTTCTTCAACAGGGCTTGGCAAGTTGTTAGCCGGGACTAAGAGCAGGCTTTACGCGCTCAACACCAAGACAAAGAACTGGAAGCTGGTTGGCGAATCCATGAGTGGCGACGGGGCGTGGAAGGCGGCTCAACTTGGGGAGTTTGTTATCTTTGTGAAAGGGTCAGGGGTTCCTGTTTATTATAAGTACGACCAACCACGTGAGCAGGAGAGTGTTGGCGGCAACCTTGTGGACAAGACCAACTCCCTAAAGGAAATAGATTCCTTCAAGGAGATAGGGCTGAACAGGGTCAGGCATATAAAAGAGTGGCGCGGGTTGATGTTCTACGGGAACGTGAGTGAAGGGAACGAATGGGTGCCAGATCGGCTGGTGTGGTCAGACTTTAAGAAGCCGTTTGAAATAACACCAAACGTAACAGACAGCTTGGCTGGGTACCAAGACTTGGGGGAAGGCGAAGAGATCGTCGGCATGGAGCCGATTGCTAATGTTCTCCTGATTTATACCAAGCGGGGCATCTGGCAGTTTGAGGTGTCTGGTGGTACGGGGACTGATGTCCTGACCTTCAGGAAGCGTTACTCAGATGAGGCCAACGGGGCAATGATTCCGAACTATCCTAACACTATAGTAGCTGCTGGAGACCAGCACTTCTACTTGGGAAGGGACGGTGTATATTCCTATAACGTGTACAAGGGAAACCCCGCCAAGGAAGACTGGCTGCAACTGGCGTCCAGCGTCATCTTTGATGACATAAACACAAGCCTTTGTGAGTTACCCATTGCAAGTTTCAATGCCAGAAACAACGAGGTCTGGATTAGTTGGCCGAGCAAGAACGCCACAAAGAACGACAAGACCTTGATCATCAACACAAAATACAAACATGTATCTTATATGGACGCAGGCTTCACGGCGTTCACAAACTACACCAACCATGAATACACAAGCTTGGGGGAGTGGATGTCCTCAACTAATTACGTCTGTTCCCCCTCCAAGATAAACAGCTTCAGGGAGGGAACCGAAGGGGCAAGCATTGATGTTTTTAGTACCGATGTGGGCACCCCGGCCATCACGGAAATATTTAACTTTGATTCCGACATAAGCTCAAACGGAACACCGAACGTGATCAGTGACACCGGCTTCAGCGGCGACGACCTGAAAACAGAAAACTGGGGGCTGACGGCAGAGTCAACAAGCCTGTACACCAAGCTTGGAAGCACCACCTATGCCGACCTATGTACGGTTAGCTGCCCTGATGAGGTTAGGTTTGTGATGGCGTATGCCACTGACAACTGCCTGAAGGAAGACGGGAACACCTACACTAGGGAGAGGTACAATGGTTCCATATATGAGAAGGATGACTACAAGTCTATCCTGACTAGCCCAGCACTCAGGCTTAACGACCCAACCAAGGATAAACTATTAAGGGCTTTAACCTTAGAGTTTGACCACGCTCAAGCAGGAGGAAAGATTGTCCTAAGGGTGGGGAACTCAGCGCAGGCTACAGACCCCAACAAGGTGGGTTGCGGTTTAGTGTGGCACAAGCAGGCTGACGAGAAGTCAGTTAGCTGCGTTACTGAAAACTCCAGAACAGAACACGCCGTGCTTGGAACCAGAGCATCCGAGGAATTAACTTGGCCCCTGTATACTCAGGGAAGGAACCTGTACTACGAACTCTCTATCAGCGGGACAGGGGGTGCGTTTGAAGCCACAGCAGTGAGGTTATATGCCGCAACTCAAAAAACGTAGTGACGAGGACGGTGCGCGGGTAGATGAACTTCTAGCAAGAGCGCAAACTCAAACCCTAAAGCCTGAAGAGGTCAAGGAACTGATGTGGGTTCTGATACCGTTCTTTGATCTCCCCGCTTTTTACATAGATGGCAGACAGTTCTACTTTGATGGAACGCTTGGGATGCTATACGAAAAGGTGGGGGACGAAAGGCACTACGTCTTGGTGTCCGAAGACAAGCTTTCCTCCTTTGGTGTAGGTGGTGGAGGAGCGGTCAACCGGGGAGGAGGGCCGTTCGCCAGACTGGTGGTGGATAACAGCAAGCTGAAGGTTCCTCTTCCTGAGTTCCCGACAGTTCCAGAGAACGTGAAGTCCAAATTCCCTGAGTTAAAAGACGAATGGAACAAGTGGGAGTCAGCGGTTGGGGAGTGGGTAAGGAACGTCCAGAACGCTTTAAACTAAATGCCTCTTTATCGACCACTAGAACTTCAGGTGTTCAACTATATAGATCAGGTTGAACTGAAAGAACTGGACTTGGTGGAGCAAGATGACCTGCGGGAGTATTCTTTCTCGTTTGGTGCAAACGCAGGAGAGATCAGGGACAACTATGTAACTGAGATTGATCAGGCAGGTTTTGACCTGCGGACTTATCAGGTAATCTGGAAAGCGTTTTGCGAGTTACTGTTTGCCTTGGACAGGTCATGGGAAACCCCATACGGATACGGGAATGGTGGTATGTTTAAGCTGTTCTGGGAGGAACACCGTGATGGAGACCACTACTGGTACTGGGATGAAGACGGTGATCTGGAGTACGGGTGGGCATTGTATGCTGACATAGAATCGGTTGAAGGCGTGGCCAGCCTACAGGAGGGAGTGGTTGCACTGTTCAAGGGAAAGCCAATATCCCGTAAGGACATCACCATGATCTTCAGGGGGGAAGGGCCAGAAACAGGGGGTACTGAGGCCCAGACCTTGTTGCAGCCAGCGGGGGTTGAAGCCGGGGGTATAGATGTTAGCGGAACACCAATTGACATCCCATTGTTCCCTAAGTGGAGTGATAAGATTAAAGAAAAGTTCCACCGATCCACGGACAAAACCATGTCCGGGTGGGATAAATCCCTAGATGACTGGACTGCCGAGCTTCAAATATCCCTAACAGCTTAACGTCTCTGCCCCTGCTTGTGTTAAAATAACGCGCATGGCGGTTAATTACTTTGACAGGCTGCAAGGGAAAAAAGACGAGGCGTTAAGAGGGAGCAGGAATTGGCCGCAATTCCAGCCCGCAGTTCGTCCGTTTGCAGGTATACAGACAGGCATACAGACTGGGGCAGGGCAACAAGACCCGTACCAGACAATCTCAACCCCACGGAACGAGGAACTCTCCAACCGGATCAGGGAGATTCTAGGCGAACAGAAGAGCAACCAAAGCTCCACGGACACCGCGCTGAACCGATATGAGAACACCCTTAACCGGGGTGAGGTCAGGGGTTACGCAAACCAAGAGGCAGACTACCTATCCAACATATACGGAGGTGGCCTTGAATCTAGGCTGGATGCGCTGCGTGACAAGAGTGCCGATGCAATGAGGGGGGCGGCTGACTTGGCCAGCCAGAACCTCAGGAGAGACCTGAAGATGGCTGGGTTCAGGAGCCGAGGTGGAGCCGGGAGCAGGCTGGATCGGATGGCGGCTGACCGCTCTTACCAGATTGAAACGGCCTTGGCCAACCAGATGGCCAACAGGGAACGATCCGACTTTGACTACATGAACCAGCTTCAGTCTTCCAACATAGGGAGGCGGCAGGGGATTATGGACTCACTAGCGTCAAGGGAGCTTTTCCCATCACGGGCCAGAAACCAGATGTTCAACCAGCAACTGAACCAGTTGGGCCAGATTGGGCAGATGGATAGGACGAACAGCATATACCACTTGGCTGAGACCCCTGAATACACACAGGCACGGGAATACCAAGCAGCCTTGGAGGAGCAAGGGTTACAGCCTTACTCAATGCCCGGAACAGGCTACGCCAATTACGATATGAGTCAGACTGAACCTTGGGCTAGGTTTCCCAAGCAGCCGTTTTCTGGGTACGGAGTGAATCCGGTCAACGGATTGCAGGGCTACCAGTATTCAGCCCCACTTTACAATAATTACCCCACAGTTCTTCAAAGGGTTTAGCCCTTAAACTATCATAGTATAATGCCAACTTTTTACGAAATAGCAGAGAACGCAAGGAGGAGGAACCAGAGAAACCTCACCCCCGGAGCAGACATCAACTATCAGTACGGGCCGTTTGGGGCCAAGGGTCAAAACACCGCGCCGGTAGGCATGGGCCAGCACATGATTGAGCCTGATTACTACACTCCTCCGGGGACTTCCAACAACCAGATGTGGTTCGCAAACGAAGACCCGTCACAGCAGTTTGATTCTTTCCAAGCTGCAATGGATTTCACTGGAGGCGACCCTGAGATGGAGCGCAAGGTGGCAATGTACAACGCCGATGCCGCCCAAAAGAAACAAGATGCAAACAGGAAGGTGGCAATGGAGTTGATGAACCAGCAGCGGCTCAGGGAAAACGCCATGAGAGGCATGGCCGAGACGAGGAGAAGAGACCAAATCAAGTTTAATCAGGAAACCTACCTAAGGAGAGATACCGAAAAAAGAAGACAGGATTCATCAGACAGGACTGCCTTAATTTCAGCGGCACAATATGAAAGAGACCCACGTAAGAGGCAGCAGTTGAGGAACATGTTAATGCAAAGCGGGGGGACAAGTGCGGACGCTGCTAGATTCAATGCACTCACATCCAACAGGGACTACTACGACAAGAACTACAACCGGAACGAAGAGGAACAACAGCAGAGGTCTGATTTTACATTTGCTGCGAACGCGCTGAAGGCTGGGGCTAGGCAGGGCTGGGACGAGCTTGGCTATGATTCCAGCACCTTCTCCTCACGGCAACGTGCAGCACTGGGAATGTACTCACGGACGTATGACACGCAGGCCAATTCGTTTGACAACCAAGCCAAGCAGATAACCAGAGGTGTCAGGGCTTTTAACGACAACATAAACAACCTTCAAGACACGGAGTTTAACAGGGCGAACGACCCCAATTTCATTTTTGATCAGAGCAAGATTGATGATCTGGAAATTGCGAAGGCGAAGTACATACAAGCAGCCAAGGACGGGGGTTATATTACCGATGGTTCCACTGAAGGAAACATACAGTCAGCTTGGACGCCTGAGCTTAAGCCAAGGTGGGGTAATGTGTTCGACCAAAACAACCAAACCACCCAAAGCGGTGGTGGGAACTATGTTGTGCCGGGGAAAATCTATGAAGATAATTTAAAGAACGCCCAATACGAATACAGCCAAGCTCAGAATAACTTAAGGTTGGCTGGGTTGGCCGATGAGAAAAACAACAAAGCATCTGCACAAGATGCAAGGGGACTGAAGTACAGACTGGAACAGCAGGCTCACCATGCAATGACGAATCCGGGAAATTCGGTTCACCGTCAACGCGCTGGGGGCGACCCGACACGTCTTCCCGTGAGTGTCGATTCTCCTGAGTTCTTTGAATATTACTCAAGAGAAGTGGGCGAAGAGAAGGCACGTCAAGAAATTGATCAATACAATGTAGACATGCTCGCCGATTTTTATGCTGGAAAATACGACCGGAGCGAGACTACGCTAGTCGGTGAATCCGAGTTGAGAAGGGCAGAGAAAAACCTAAAAAAAGCACGGGAAGGTTACTTCAAAGGAAGAGCAGATGACGCGGCAGCCGCTGCTGCAAGTCCACCTACCCCGGCGTCCGCTACTGGGCCGAGTCCTGAAGCTTCTTCCCTCAACGTGGCTGATACAGGGTTTGCAAACCCCTACGTGGAGGGCCGAACCACCATCACCAAGTCACAGGCAATTCAGAGAATCATGTCCCGCATGATGGAAATAATGCAGGCGGGTGGGGATGACAGTAGCCGTGAAAGCGCAAAGAGGATGGCTACCGCCGAGGTGTACAGGAACTACAACGTAAGAGATTATTAATGCCAATTACGACAGGAGGAATAGATTACGACTTCGGCATTGAAGACTTAGACAGTTTATTCTCCGACTTCAATGCCAACCCTGATCTCGTATCCTTATGGGATGAGAGGCGTCGGCAGATAGAAGAACGGGAAGGCTTTGAAGACGCCCCAATATCCAGTTGGTTGGGGGGCATGCACACCGGGATCATGGCCACCCCGGAGTCCATCAACTTACAGTCGCAGCAGATAGACGAACTTTGGGATGCGTGGTTTGGGGACGATGAAGCGCAAAAACAGTCAAGGCTTGACCGCCAAGAGGCACAAGCTGAATACGATGCAGTAACCAAGGCCGAATACGAGAGCATGGCCAACCCGGACGCTGCTGCTTCAGGTGGTTGGTGGGGAGGCGTGTTAGCTGAGGAATTGCCGTTCCTCATTGGGTCAATGGGAGTAGGAACCCTTGCTAAGGCTGGGGCTAAAGGCTTGTTTAAGGTTGCTGGCAAAAGTCTGGCAAAGGAAACAGCAGGGAAGATAGGCAGCAGGACTGCCCTTGGGACAACGGCTGGTATCCACGGCTTGCGTAGCGGAGGCGGCATGTTTGCTGAGGCGGTGGAGATGACCGCCCAAAGAAAGCTGCCTGCCTTAAGGGAAGCCAACCCTGACCTGACAGACGAACAGGTTATAGACCTTGCCTATGCGGACTCTCAGGGCGAAGCACGTGGCCCAGCGACAGCCGCAGGAGCATTGACCGCAGGGTTGGTCACCTTGTTTGGGTTCACGGGGCCACAGTCTTGGTTCCTTAGGGGGAACAAGGCGGGTGGCGATGCGGTTGGTAATACAATTGGCCAGTACCTTGGTTCAATGGTAAGGCATTCCGGGTTTGAGGCCACTGAGGAAGGGCTTGACGCGCTTGGCCAAGGCTTAATTGCCAAGGGAACTTATGACCCAGAAAGAACGTGGGGACAAATAGGAACCCACATTCTTGATGGTGTGATGGCTGGTGCTGTGATGGGCGGTGCATACCGTGGTGCATTCAGCGCACCGACATTTGCACAAAACCTTTACGACAAAACAAAATATAACAAGGACAAGGTTATAGCTGATTTTATAGACATTGTTACCGAGGCCAACCCCAAGATATCAAAAGAAGAAGCCCGAAAAAAAGCAACAGACGCTTATGAATCTGTACTAAACGAAGCAGTAGAAGGTGGTGCCGTAGTAACCAAGTCTGAAGACGTAGCCGAGGAGGGTAGAGGGTTACCGCTGCTCCCTGAGGAGGATGTTGCGTCCTTGGAGCAACAGGTTATAGACGCCACTGAATTACACAAAGCAGTTGTTGAGAAGTTTGGCCCTGAAAGCCCTGAGGCTAAGGCCGCGCTTGAAGACCTTAACCTCCTTGCAAAAAAGAAAACGGATGAGGGCGTCAAGCCTTCGGATATCCCCGGATATCCTGAAACCGCTGACCCTGAGGGAGAGTTAGTCCATGAATCAAAGGCCAAAGCAGATGGGGCTGGAAAGTCGGCCAAGACTTGGAAAACAGGGGATGGCGTATGGAGGAACATTGTAAGAAACGCAGACGGCTCCGTGTTCCGAGACGAAACAATAAGGGTAGTTTATCTCAGGGATGAAGATGGGGTTACATGGAAGCATGTATACAGGTTTAAAGACGGGAAGGTTGTTAGCCATGAGTTAGGCGTCCTACCGGGGGAAGAGGCAAAGCAACCAAGAGAGTGGAAAGCTCCAGCGGGTTCTCATTCCGCACCCGTTGCCGGGACAGAGTCAGGCTTTAACCGAAGCCGAGATGAAGACGGTAATTTAGTAGAGGCAACATCCCCCGAAGAGGATGCAATGAACTACTTCAACAATGAAGGTGAGATCATTACAGAAGAAGAAGCCCTTGCCGCTGCTACACCTGAAGCTGAAGCTGAAGGCTTGTGGCCGAGGTACGAGAAAGGGTCAAGAAACAATATTGAGCAGGCTGGTGATGATCTAGGCAAAAGAGCTTCGGTTGCACACGGGGTTAGAAAGAGTGAAAAGTTCACAGAGTCCACCCAAGAATTTCAGGACTACGTTAATGGTGTAATCCAAGAAGCGGAAGACGCTGGGTATACGATTGAAGATGCGACAGGTAAGAAGTATGTGGAGGGGATGACTGTCGAAGCAGACTTCACTCCCGCAACAGAAGAGGATGAGGCGATAAGGCTGGAAGATGGCGAACACAGAGTCATCAAGAGGGTTATCAGACCCGCTCTTTTTAAGGACGGCAAGCAGCAAGGCGGCAGTCTCTTGCCACAGTACAAAGTAGTTGTATTCGGCCCGAAGGGAGAAGTTAAAGCTGACCCTGAGGGAGTAACAGAAGCGGAGACAGAAGAGGAAGCTGAAGCTGAGAGGCTGGAGCAAGAGAATCTGCGAGCGAAGGGGAATGACTATATGGCAGATTTGCCCCCTAAAGAAAGAGCGAAACTTAGAGAAAAGATACGCAAAGAGTATGGCATCCCTACCGAGGAAGAGTTTCAGGAAACAGTTAATAAGAATTTTAAAGAAGAGCTAGAACGGCAAGCGGCTGACGGAGACCAGACCGCAATAGACTTACTGGAGGCACTCGCCCGTAAAGACGCATCTGAAGCTGCCCCGGCTGCTGCCCCTACCGAAACAACAGAGTATGTCCTTTCTGTATCCCGGCGTAAGGGAACCAAAGGGAAGGAGAAGGTTGCCGTTGACGAGGTTGAAGGTAGGCCAGCAACCACGGAAGTTGAGTTAGGCTTTACGCTCGGAGCCACAGTGAAGCACCCTGCGGTTCTAAAGTGGAATGCCAAGAGAAGAACGTGGGGGGTTGGTTACTACGCAGGAAAGGACGCAAAGGGTAAGCCCAAATTTAATGAGTCGTTCTCGTTGAAGGATGACTCACTTGTCAGGACTTCAAAGGACGGCGGCAAGGTTATAGGTGCAATTATACCAAGGGGTATAACCACGTCAGACTTTATATCCAAGTCACTCTCGGAGAAGGACGGCACTTGGGTTGCCACGGACTCACGCACGTCTAAGAAGATCAATTTAATTACAATGGACGAGACACCTCAGGACGAGGTGGTTCAGGCCATTGTGGACAACATCAAAGTTGTAGGGCTTAGGAAGATACTGGCTAAGGCGCAAGCCAGCGGTGTTGTCACGTTGGAATCTATCCGCTCATTAATAAATGAAGCCGAGAAAGGCAAATCAAAACAAGATAAAAACCTAGAGCGGGTTTATAGTGGCAGCATTGAGGACGCACCCAAGCTTGCAAAGGCACTGGTAAGTGCAATTAGTTTCTTCTCGGAACCCAAGTACTACAGGGATTTAATACAGAGGGAATACCAAGGCAAGATAAGCAGGGACGAAGAGGCTGAAATCAGAAAACAGGCAGCCGCCCTGAAGAGCAGGGGGGATAAGGAGATACGCGCATACGCAATCACGCGGCTGCTCACCAACGCATCCGAGATATCAGACCGGATGCGCCGTGACCGAAAGACTGCTGACGATACGCTTGGCTATACCCCGGTTGATGTGGACTCAGATACGGCAGACCTAAGGCCGAGGGAGAACTGGGCTGACGAGCTAACCAAGCTGGAGGAAGAACAAGAAGGGACAGTTGATTCAGGCGAGACCGTTAAGACAGACACGCGCCCAAGATCACAGTTAATAGATGACCTTGCTAACAGCATTGAGAAAAGCAAGCGCGGCTCACAAATGTTGGAGTCCATTGATTTTGACAACCCAACCGCCAAGGACATTGAGACAGCGCAGGAACTTGCCAGCGCAGTAGCACCTGACAATCCAGCATTGGTGTTGGGAATCCTTCCAGATGTCCAGCGGCGTTTGTTCTCAGCAGCAGGCAGGCTTGGGGTCACCAAACTGAAATCAGGCAAGGCGTTCCCTGACGCCAAGGGGCCGGTTCAGATTTCCAAGATAGTCAACGACCCGTTTAACGGGATGACAGACAAGCAGCGCGGCAGGGCACAGGCGTTGTTACGCAGGATGGTGCCCGCAGTGCTTAACAACCTCACGCTTAGGGTAAGGACAGGTGTGACCGACTCCACCATTGGGGGTGAGGGTATCTACTTTGAGGGTTCGTTCAATTCCCTGCTCAACCTTGCCGAGGTGGTGACGGGCGAGGACACGTCTCCTGACGTTGTGGCCGAGGAGATTGCTCACTTCACAGCCAAGGTTCTTCCTGCCAAGTACAGGAGGGACGCCATCAGGCTGCAACGAGCGGCTCTTGGCAGGCGCATCAAGGAGGTTGAGGCCGAGTTGGATAACGAGGAGAGCGCAGAACGCTTGAAGATTCTAAAGGCACTGCTTGGTACCCTTGACGAAATAAAGAGACGAGGGGGAGAGGTTAACTCACGGGAGTATGCCACCATTGCAAACTACTTTGCAGTGAGCGAAGGAGTTGAAGTAGATGAAACGGGGAGGACGCCACAGGAAAGGGTGCAAGACATGTTCGTTCAGGACAGAGCCTTATACTATGATAGTATAACGGCCAGTGTCGGCACCGAGGCAATGGATGCTGACTACAATAAAGCACTGCTTGGCGACAACGGGAACGACAACCTAAAAGAGTTGGTAAGCGGCATGTCTGAAACGCTTGAGCTAGGAAAACTGCATGAAGAATACAAGAAGGCTAAGATATCCCTAAGGGGGGTGAGCCGGGGCAGACCAGAGGCAGAGACGGATGAAATAATAACTGCTTCTTATGCTATATGGAGAGCCATAAAAAAGTGGGAAGAAAGGAACCCTTATTCCACTGCAAAGATTCGCAAGATGATTGAAGGTGCCGCCGAGCTTGGTGGCTACACCACCAAAGGATGGCACGGCTCAACACATTTTCTAGAGGACAACAAATACAAGAGTGAATACCTTGGCGATGCCACTGGGGCAGCTTCAGCAAAAGAAGGGTTCTTCTTCTCTAAAGACAAGTTCACAGCAGAGTCTTACGGTAACGTCATAGCTTCCAAGGAATCGTTTGATGGCTTACGGGTTGATGACAAGTTTTTAATGGAGCAAATCCTTAAGCTTAACGAGGCCATGAAGAAGGAGCGCGGCACATTCCTTTTCAAAGGGGAGACGGTTTACGATGCGGACAACCTGATGGCCGAGGGCACGGTTGACCTTGACCACCCTGACGCACGAACAGATTTGGAGATTGAGTTGGCTGACAGAGAGAAATTCCAAGGGGAGTCTGGCGTTAACCAAAACGAGAAGAGCTACAGTTATAACCACCCCGGACTGTTCCCCGGACAAAAGGCCAAGAACGATAAGAGGGCTGAGGAGGAGGGCGGGGTTGGGCCTTACGTTTACAGGAGAGACATTTATAAACTAGAAGGCAGTCCAGACACGCTGGGATTTGCTCCGCGTGGGAACCCAAAACGGTGGCTGGGGAGTGGGCGAGGCATCAAGGATAAAATACTGGAAGCACAAGACTTCATCTTGGATTACATAGTGAGTGACATCCTTGAATACGGGCACGGTGTTTTCCACGGGAAAGACTTTGATGATTTATCGTTTTATATTAGCAGCGGTTCGTTAACAGAATTCTGGGATAAGGACACCCAGAACACCCTCAGCCCTGAAGCCGTAGAATCTATCCAGAACGCTGAAAGGAATATAGATAGATGGGTGGAAACGGACATAGACATTGGCCCAGCCGATGTGTGGGCTGCCGCTGGTTCCAAGCAGGAGGGTGTTCAGGCCAAGGGGCTTTCAAAGGAGTTCAAGCGTGTTGCTGTTCAGGTTCTCAAAAGCCTTAGGAGTAACAAGGCGGCAATGCTTCAGCGGGACAACCCAGACCTAGACCCTGAGTTCTCAAGCACCATAGACAGGTACACATCCCAACTGCATGAGGTTTACCTTCGTATGGTTGACCCCGGAACCCACGATGACAAGGAAATGGGGTACAGGGAGGAAACCTATTTAAACCGGATCGCCTTTGACAGGGCCGTTGGGAAAGACTCAACAATTATTAAGAACACCCAAGACGGGGGGACTAAGTGGACTGGTAAGTACATTCAGGGGGCCAGTGAGTTCACTGACGTGTATGTGGTGTATGAGCCAGAGCAGATTAAGTCATCAGAGATCATTACCTTCAGCCTTGATCCGGTAACAAAGGTGCCGGTCTTTGTCCCCCCGTCAAAGCGGTTCAACGTAATGAACGCCAACGTGGCGCACTCGTTCCGCTACCGCAAGGGCCGAGCGATTGGCAGCCCAAAGAGGCCCGTGATGAGCAAGGCCATGAACTTCTTCGGCCAACCAAGTGGGCCGTTTGAGGTGGATGTGAACTGGCTAACCAAATCTGAAGTGCAGAATCTGAAGAGGCTGCTAAAGAAAGCCGTAGCCAGCGGAGAAGGTGGCAGGTACTGGTACGAGCGCAGCAGTGACATGATCCTGAAGTTAACCGGGGGCAACGTCACCGAGGCTGAGAGGGTGGTGCAACTCATTGCCATCTTCTCTCCGCAAAACAGGGTGCAGCCCAACTTGGACGCCGCCCTTAAGGCTTACATGCGGTGGCGCAGTGGCATGACAAGGGCCGCGTTTGTCCACCCTGATCACAACATGAAGATGGGGCGGGACATGGAGAACGCCGCTGACCTTCTTTATGACGGCAAGGAATGGGCTGGCCGCAAGACAAACAATTTCTATAACAACCTGATGATCCTCATTGATCCCACGCGCACGCAGGGGGCAACCGTGGACATGTGGATAGCGCGTATGTTTGGGTACAAGACAGACAGCCCGTCTGACGCGCAGTACACATTCATGGAGGAAATGATGGGGCAGATTTCCACCAACATCGGATGGACTATACATCAGGTTCAGGCAGGCATGTGGGTCTATGCACAGGGCTTGTGGGTCTCCATGAAGGGAGAAATTAACAAGGCCGCTGAAGAAGCCGGGATAAAGAAGGACAAAGAGACAGGCAAGTACAACCTATCCGACCCTGAGTACGACAGGCTATACAGGAAGATGTTCCATGAGCGCGTGAAGAAGGACTTACGCATGAAGAAGGACTCAGCCGGGAAGTACACCGTCACCGAGGAAGACCTGCTTGATTTCTCACACGCCACTGCCCGCAGGGTGATCAGCTTCAGCAACGAGTTCATCCCCGGAAACTCAACCGGGATACTTAGCGGGATGATCCATGCGCCAGACGCTATTAAGGTTGAGTATACAGCCAACATGCTCCAAGCATTCTATGATCGGAAGACCAAGAGAAGCATCATAGGGGAGGAGCTTGGGTGGTCAACCATCACTGGTATGGACGAAGTATATACGGGATCAAGTACATACATTAACAAGGATGGTGAGACCGAGTCCAATCCCTCAACCGTTGTCCAAGGCTACGGCGGTTCAGCCAAGGGCGGTGAAGGCTCAGGAAAGCTTGAGCGTGATGCTGACCTGTCTCCGCTTTCCGAGAGCATGTATACCGAGGAGTTAATACTCCAAAGCCTATACGCAAGGCAGGAGATGGGTGCTGGGTACAGGGCAATGGATGGCGGGACAGCGTCCCAAAATAAAGGGGCAACCATTGACGTAGGCAAGCCACTGAACGCGCAGGAGACAAGGAGTTTGGTCTGGGCTACTGCGGATTTGGTTAAAGATGTGGGGGGGCAAGCTTGGGCGGTGTCCTTCTACCCGAATCCTAATGGCATCACTATGGTTAACCTCTCTGCTGAGGCGTCAATGATTCCGAACGAGGAATTCAAAGCCTTTGTTAAGAAGGCCATAACCAAAGCAACACAGGTGCAACACGTAGGCAGGCCCGCTCTTAAAAAGAAAGACTTGCCTAAACCACCCAAGTTTAATATCAAAGTCTTTACAGCGGACACTGTATTTGTAGAAAACAACTGGAAAGAAGACACAAATGGCGAAGGATACATCAGACGATCAATTACCGCACGGACATCCGATATACTCGCAAGGCTGGACGAGCGCATCGGCGTTCGGATCGACGCGGTTTACAGAAAGTGGGAACGAAGAGGGTATGGAAACGCCCCCACAAATCCCACCAAGTTCTCAACAGGAATCACTGACATCTCAGCAAGAGATGACTGGGACAGAATCCTCCGTGCTGGAGCGGAGTCTAACCTCGGAGGACGTGATGCTTCTCGTTCAGAAACAACCGTCAGAGTTAACCAGCGAGGAGGCTTTAACCTTGTTGACTCAGTCGGTGACAAGCCTGCCACATCCCGTGACGCAGTACGAAGCGCGTCTGACGGAGACGGACGCAGCGCGGCTGGCTTCTTCTCTAATGTAACTAACGGGGCAGACGCTTCTCACATCCCAAAGCGGACAGAATACCGCCTCCTTATCCAACTGGAAGAGGGGGCGTTGTCTTTCAAGCAGGAGCGTGACAAGCACAGGGGCAACTTTGATAACCACATAGCGTCCAGCATCCCCGGCTTTGACGATCTTCAGTCTGCCGTGGGGTGGGCTATCACACAAACCTACGGTCAAGACACCGCCGACATGCTTGATGTGGGTGCGTCAGAAGGTGCGCTCAACAAGGCAATCACAGCGATGAGCCGGGGCAGGATCAGGACGGTAGCCCTTGATCCCAACCCAAGCATGGCCTTAAACTATGATAGTATAAGCAAGGTGGATGGGGCTGAGTATGCCTTGGCCGCTTGGTCAAGCAAAGAAGACGAAGGGTCTGAGTTGTGGGTGGACGAGGAGGCAGGCGCACCTATATTAGGCTACAAGCCAGACAGGCAGTTTGATGTTGTGCATGAAGCAATGACGTTCCAGTTCATTGACAACAAGCGGCCAGCCCACATTGCCCGGATGAAGGAACACTTAAAGGAGGGCGGCATAGTCATCCTTGAGGAGAAGGTTGGTGACAGGGCTGCACAGTATAGGCTTAACGAAGACCTTAAAGATGATTACAAGCGGTACTACTTCAGCGAGGATCAGATTCAAACCAAAGCCAAGGAGGTTTTAGCCGGGGATGAAGATGAAATTGAGGGGATGACGGAGAAGCAAGTCTCCAAGGATGAGCTTGAGTTGGCCCTGAATGAGAACTTCCAGAACGTGGTGATGATTTGGGACAGCGGAAACTTCAAAGGCTACGTTGCTTCTGACGATGCAGGCCAGTTGCAAAGGTTCCTCTCCAACCTACAGCCTACTGACACGCAGTTCAGTAACACGGTGACACCAAACGTGGTTGCGTCACCAGACACAGACCTGATTCAGTTTGCGTCCGCACGTGCAGAGACAGCACCTGACTTTACACCTGAGGGCTGGCGATCATCCGACTCTGAGGCGGGGTTCCTGTCCCAAGAACATTCACCGGGGATGCAGGAAATAATAGACAGGAGCTATGATGTGTCCAACCCGGACGAGTTCTACGCCAAGGGATTAGTGAGCAGGTCAAACGAAGGTCTGTTCAGGCGCGGCCTCAACATAGCACTCAACATACTGGACGGGATCAGGGAGGCACACGGAAACGTGGAGGCGGGGGAGAGAAGGGAGAAGCGTAAATTTTTTGAAGCGGTAGAGGACATGTTGAAGACCGGGGAAGGGTTGGACATGAACCGATCCGCAAGCTTTAGTGGGTTGCTAATACGAGAAGGGATAGAGGCAGGCAGCCTTAACATAATTAAATCTCCAAAGCGGGTGGCTGCTGCACGTGATCTATTGCTGGAGCAAGGCAGGGCTGGCCGAGCCGAGAAGCTTGGGCAGCAGGCACGGGCAGGGACGAGTCTCATCAGGGATATAATTAAGCGTTACTTGCCGAAAGATGTGAGCAAGACGGCTTACAACATACTTGGGCTGCACCGTGCCGATGAGATGTGGGAGGTGGTTAAGAATATTCCGGGGCCAAAGGAATACACAAACCTAAGAGCCAAGTTCTTGGCCGACGACCACCCTGATCTGGCGGCATCTTTGGCTGACACCAGCTACAAGTTCCTGAAGATGGTGGAAGGCAAGATGGAGAGCATCATCGCATCCTACAGGAAGCAAGCTGACAAGATGTCCGGGGAAAAGTTTCAGAAGCTTGCTGATAAAATCCAGTTGAGCCTTGCCAAGAAGAACCTGACGCAAGCTGCGGCGGCTGACATAGCCAAGCAACTCAATGCAGCCATCAACGCCATCAGTAGCGTGGCCCCATCTGCTAGGACAACCAATGTCCTACTAGAAATAGCTGGGAGCGAAGAACAACTAAAAGCTTTGCAGTCCAAGAACGAGATTATCCTTGGCCGCGTTGGCCAGATTGCCAGCATCTTAAGCCAAAGCCCACAGGGCCAAAGGCTGCTCATACCAAACACCCATGCCACGGCGGCAGACGTTAAGCAATTGGCTAGGGAGATGTGGGGCGTCTTCAGGTACCAGAAGACGTTGATGAGCAGGCCGCCGAACATTGCTGGCCTGACGCCCCTGCCTTCCAAGCCCGTGTTTGATCCAGTCGGAGTTAACCTGAATATATGGGAGATGGCGGCGGGTATGTTGGCTGTCAACCACAGCCTGAAGGAGAATGCACTGGCGGTTGTGTTTGCTTCCGACCCAGACATGGAGCTTGCAAGCGTTAAGGACTTTGCCACTAAGCTGGGCAAGGACATGCAGCATAAAGACCCGCTTCAAAGGGCAGCGGCCCTGCAACGTGCGCTGAAGAAGGTCACTCGGTTCACAGAAAAAGCCGAACGTCAGCGTCTTATATTTCAGAAATACTATGAGAGCATAACGAAAGAGTTCAAGAACCTGAGAGACTTGTATCAGGCCGCACAGGTGGCGAGGCAATACCTGTTAGACCCAGACCTGAAGGAATTAAAACTGAAACTAGTCAACGATTCTAAGGCCGTTGAGGCACCCGGATTTGCTGACGAGGCTTGGTACGACAAATTTGAAAATGGTGTTCTCCATGTCCCTGTCCCGTCCATACGTGAGGAGGGCAAGGGCAGCGTGGTAAAGGTAAGGGTTCTTTCCGACGAAGGGGGCACCAAGGAACTAAGCACCCTGATGTCAGTCATAGACACGCTTCAGAGTTGGCTCCAGAATAACTTTGATTCCGAGAAGAACGAGCCGACCTCTCCCTACTTTGGCTTCTATTGGAACTGGTACCACCAGCTTACGACCACCTACGTGTCCGAGTTGGTGATGAACCCCAAGCAGAACGAGAGGCTGTTGTTTAACCGCACGTTCTTTGCAATTCCAGAGCGGTGGATTGACAACTTCCCAACCCGCTCCGCAGAGATCGCCAAGCGGAGGATGCAGAGGTTCTCTACCTACTTCAACCTGATGGGGGACTGGTCGGCAAAACACGCAGCCCCTTGGAAGGTGAGCATCACCAAGGCTGCAAAGAGCCATGACATTGCACATGACACGGTGCAGGAGATGCTAAACGAGTGGAACCTAAGGGTCGGTAACGCCCTGAAATACTCCCACCAAGAAGGCGGGGTTGAGTTTGGTGTGGGGAACGAGCTTCCCAGTGGAGAAGTTGTTACCAAGGAGGACATGGCCCTGCTTGAGTACGAGTCACGCATCACGGCTGAAGCTTTCAACATCAACGAGGAGATCAGCGGGATTGACGAGTCCTTTTTGCCGACAACAATTAAGGAGCAGATTGGCAAGAAGAAGTACCAGCGCATGGCGTTGGCTAAGGGCAAGAACTTCCTGCCGCGTGTTTTCAGCAGTGAGGGAAGGCAACTGGTCAGGGACTACAAGGAGTTAACTAGGGAGAGAGAAGAGGCAACCGTAGAATTGTTTGACGATCTGATTGGGGTGAGGCGTGATGTCTTGATAAGCTTCATCAACGACAGGAACCCAGAGTTCATAGCTCAGGCACCGTCCAGTCTTGAAACAGTTTATAACGATGTGGCTGCCGAGGTGAGGGAAAACAAAACCCCACCGGAGGTTGAAGCCATCGTTGAAAGAATTGCCGAGCTAGGCAGCAAGTCCAAGAACGCGGTCAAGGTGCAGATACTGGAGGAGTTGGCACCGATGATGAACCGTCTAGCTGAGTTCGTAGTCAGTGAAGATGACACCGACCCCGCTCTGACAATCAGCAGCTACCGGAAGGATTCACCATTCAGTAAGGCGCGTAAGGATGCTTTAGCTCCGTACTACTTTTACCAGCATGGATTCAAGTCAACCTTAGACATGAGGCGTTTTGCCATGCTTGGCTTCAGCCAACCGTTTGAGCAGTTGGTCTCTGCCATTAAGTCCATGTCAACAGAACTGGATACCCTTAAGACTAGGCTGCTTGGACAGGAGAGGGCGATCATGAGGGAAGCCAAGTTCCGTGGCATGGACTTGGATAGCATTGAAATCCAGCGTGAGCTAGGGAAGCGGATCAAGCTGGCCGTCAAGGATGGTCGTTCGTTCATCCCGGTGCGAGACCAGATAGACATCCTGAAACAGGAAGCCGACATATATGTGGACAGGTTCATTAATGCTTTTGACCCAGCCTCAGTTGGCCAACGTGAAGACATGTTGCCTGCTTGGTGGCAGCGTAGCTGGGGCATAGCTGTTGGCGGAACACTTCAAAGCTTTGGGGTTCTGCTGAAGAACAAGTTGGACTCCACAATCTATGGTGGATTGCAGCTTGGTTACCTGACAGGGCAGACTGGAGCCACAGCCTTCATGTCTGCATTGCTGTATCACATGCCGATAGTGGCCGGGAAAATGATGGGCAGCGCAGCCAAGTCTACCGGAGTTGCGCTTGGTAAGACTTTCACAAAAGGATTCCACAACGCGCTGCGAGGAACGAAGAACGCACGGGGGTTGGATAAACTTCTTGCGCCTATCCGTGGCTTCCTGTCCCCCGCCGCTGAGGAGTATTCCATGAACATGCCGTTGCGGATTAAGGAGTACCAGATGTTGAGCAAGCGTGGGCTTGGCATGCCAGTGACACCTGAGGCGACGATGGAATCAATGGAAGGGGACTTGGTCACAGGTGGCCGTGGTGTTGGAGCGTACAAGAACGATAACGCAATAATCCAGTATGGAGTGAGGGGGATGATGGCTCTGGTCGGAGAAGGGGAAGCAGTGCTTGCCTTGACTGGACGCCCGTTCTTCCCGCGCATAGGTGACATTGCAGGTAACACCATCATCAGCAGGTTGGCCTACCAGTTTGTTAACCGGCTGGACAGCAGGTTGCGCCACGTTTACATGCGGCGACAGGACAGGGGCACCGCCGACATCATAACGGACATCAGCCCGGAAGAGTTACTTGGCCGATACCTTGGTGTGTTCAAGGCCAACCGCGCCAGTTACAACGAACTGTTAAACACTCTTGGCCGAGCCGGGGTTACGAACTTCCAAGCAGAGGCTCAGAACTTCTTGGCCAAGCTTGCCGCCGGGGAAACTGATGCACAGTTTCTTACCGACAAGCAGAGAGATCAGGTGGCGTCCATATTCGTTACCATGAGCAACGCTGCCACGCCGACCAACCGTTCGTTGGTTGCCAAGACCAGCGCGGCATGGAACGTGGCGTTGTCCCTCATGGGCTGGGGCTTGAACATGTTCCAAGTCTTTGGCGAGAAGACATTCCTGTTCAGCAGGAGCAGGCAGGGGGCAGCGCATGAGAAAGCAATGCAAAGCTTTGCATCGTTGGTGTTCTTGGTGGCGGCGATGGCAGCTACCGTACCTGAAGCTGAACTGGTTGGTTGGCTGGTTCGCCTATGGAAGAAGCACATCCTTGGCAAGGAGGACACACGCACACTGATGCAGGATGTTGTTGGCTTGGACAAGAAAATCAAGGTGGCCATAAGCCTGTCGCCTAGCACCATACCGCTGATGGGCGCAGGCATTGAAGCCTACCTGAACAACACACCGGGGCGTGGCCTCCATCATCCGGGCAGCTTGGCTATTGGCAAGGTGTCGGACTTGGCCGCTTACGGCATTGGCGTGGCAGCTACAGGAGACTGGACATACCGGGGCGCGGAGACATTGCATAGCATCACTCCGATGACACAAGCTTTCACGCGCTTCACCGACCAGCAGAAAGGGAAGAACATTTCGTTGGCTGCCAGCCGACTAATCAGGAAATACTATGGCGATCAGGATCAGATTGATCCTCCTTATTTTAAGAACAAGCTGGAGAAAGCCTTGGGTTTAAGTGAACTGAATCCACTCAAGGACAGGTTCAGTTCAGAGGTGGCGCGGGGTGACGCACGTGAGGCCGCAGCCACATTTGCCGAGATGGTTCGCACCGCAAAGGAGATTGGAAAGGAAGACCCAATAGGCTCGGTCAAGGCAAGCTTGAGGGGAAGGAATCCTGTGAGCTACACACTGAGGTCGAAGCCAACAAAGACTGAGTTCTTCAGGCAGCTAAAGGATATGCCGACCACAGAAAGGCTCAGGCTGGTTGAGATACTGAACCGCTACCAGTCAGTCTGGTCAGCGTTGGGCCTTGGGCCTTTGTTTAAGGAGGACAAGAAGGGGCTAGACATAAGCTTGCCCCGGATACCGAAGGGAAGGATGACCCCTTCAAGGTTTATCGGAGGAGGCAGGACGAGGCCGTTCAAGCCCAGCCCCCGGCTGCCGTGACAGCTTGTGGAAGGCTTTGCGTATCCAGTATCCACGCATGAAGGCGACAGCCGCAAGCACCAGTGACATGCCAGCGTTCTCGTACATGCGTATGCCGTAGCCGAGCCAGTGGAGTAGTCCATAAACCAACAGAAGGTTGATCACGTAACCTACCACCACGTTGGTCAGGCTTTCTGCGGCGTGGAGTTTACTCATACCTCAATACTTGAACCATCGAACGCCTTGGCAATGTCCACCTCGTCACGGTCAATATACCTTTGCAGCATGCGGGGTGAATCCCATCCAATGATTGCGGTGATGGTTGTCACCCTCACCCCTGACTCCAGCATGCGTGTAGCTGCACCGTGACGAAGGCAGTGGTAGGTGAACTTATCGTTAAGCCCCGCTGCCCGGACGATGTCCTTGAACTCAGTGGACAAGGTGCCCCGGCTGGCATACCTGCGCTTGGCTGACGGGAAGAACGAGCCGCCCTCGTCAGGCACCTTCTTCAGTGCGGCCTCCACGTCAGGCACCAACGGTAAGACGATCTCCTTCTTCTTGCGCTTACGAGGAATGAACCTGATCTGCTTGGCCTTCCAGTCAACAAACCCCCGCTCAAACTGAGCGGTGTCACCGAGTCGCATCCCGTAATGCCACCCAAGTAATATCATAGGCGTCCAGTAGTGGCTGTTCCTATGCGAGCGGCTTGCCGATAACAAATCCTTGGCGTCTTGTTGCTTGAAGCCAACGATATCAGCCGCCTCCTCAGGGAACCTTGGGATGAGGGCAGTTGGGTTCCTGTTCATAAGCTCCCTGTCCACCCAGAACTGGAAGAAGGACTTCAAGATGGCCAAGGTGTGGTTGAGGGTTATGCCTTTGACCCCTCTCTTTTTTGAGAGGAGCATAAAGGAGTGGACTGCATCTGGTTTTAACGGATTCAGGTTCTCCTTGAAGCAGTGTGAGGCATAGCTATCAAGCTTCCATTGATAGCAGTTGATCGTTGATTCACTGGCGGCGAGCATCTTCCACGTAATATACTCAACCACCATTTCCGGTAGGTTCATGGTTTTTTTTCTAGGCATGGTTAAATTATGATAGTTTAAGGAGTTCCAGAAGGTACTCCTTGTTGGATGACCTCTTCACGTGTGCCATTGATGGCCCACGCATTAGGTACTTCCTTGTGTTAGACTGGTTGATGAGGTCAACCCCGCATGCGGCTGAGAAGCTGTCCACCTCTGCAACGGTGCATGTGACCCAACTACGCATGCGACTGATCTGCCCAACACGCTTGACAGTGAGGCCAGACTTGCGGCTGATATCTTTGTTAGATAGAGACCGGGAGCCTGCCCTAGCCAGCACCCTGACTAAGTTAGGGGGAAGCTGGTTGAGCTTTTTAATCAACACGGTTCCGTCCGCTATAATCCCGGCAGCGGAACCCCGGAGTCACGTCAAGGTAATCAGTCAGCCATTGGAGCTTAAACCTATGGCTTCCGCTGCAACCAGCGGCCTTCTTCAGTGCCGTAATATAAGTCCGCTTAACACCTAGTGCATGTGCGGCTTGATCGTTGTTGACCAAGTATGGTTCTTTATCCTCCATAGCTATATAGTGTATGTTCCGTTCTCAAACCTTGTGTATGTTTTAAAAAATACCAACGGTATTTTAACCCCTGATTCTCCCTCCCTGTTTTTGTCTACGCTTACGATGACGGGCATCCCCGGCCCCAATGAGTTTACGTTGGGGTCTTTCCAAATAAAGACCACCGAATCCGCGTCGGCCTCAATTGCACCAGAATCCCTGAGATCAGATAGCTTCGGAGGGCGACTATCCTTGTCCACTTGGCGGCTGAGTTGACTAAGGACTACGATGGGCACCCTCAGTTCCTTGGCGATGGCCTTCAGGCCGTTACTAATTTCTGCAACCTCATCGTTCCTTGAACCCTTATCACGTGTGGATCGGATCAACTGTAGATAGTCAACGAACAGGCACTTGATGCCGTGTTGCTGCTTCATTCTTCTGGCGGCAGCCGCAATCTGCTGAACAGTTAGTGCTGACCTATCATCAATGTAAACCGGAGCTTTGCAAATATCATCGGCTGCTGCGGACAACTTCCCCATGTTAACGCTGAACTCCTGACGGGGAACCTTGGCCTGCATGTGGATGAGCCTTGCGATCAGGCTTTCCGCTGACATCTCTAATGAAAATATCCCAACCGGAATGCTGCGGCCTACCGCTATGTTCTGAGCCATACATAGGGCCAAGCTTGTCTTACCCATGCTGGGACGTGCCGCTAAGATTATAACTGATGACGGCTGCAACCCGTTCAGCACTGAGTCAAGGTCTGCGTAACCTGTTAACAATCCGCGCAATGAGTTGGGGTCTTTGATGGCGGCAGCCATCTTGGACATATACTCATTGGCCATGTCCACGTTGGATCGGTCACCGCCTGAGTTGTCTTGAGCAATGGCAAGCACGTCCCGTTGCACAGCGTCCAGTGCCTTGGTTGCGTTAGGAGAAGTCTGTCCTGCCCGGATGGCAGCGTTGCCCACACATATCAACTCCCTCTTGATCCAGTAATCTCGGATACCATCGGCGTAGTACGGCCAGTTGGCGGTTGAAGGGATGTTGTCCTGAAGGCTGACCAGCCGGGACAGCCCGCCCACGGATTCCAGATTGTTGTCCAGCTTAAGCGCAGTCTGTACGGTGAGGGTGTCTATGTTGGTACGTTTGTCTTGAAGCTTCAGGATGACACCGAAGATGTCCTTGTTCCTGATGTCGTAGAAGTAATCACGGCAGCGCGGGTGCTGGCTAATGAACCCGGACAAGGCATCCTTTGGGTCGCCTATCAGGCATCCAAGCAACCCGTCCTCCAAGGTCACGTCATGTGGGGGTACGTTTAAATCCGTCACAGCTTTTGGAATTCCTTTGGCATTTCACGCACCATCTTAAAGAAGTCTTTTAGTGAAACGCATACCAACCATTCTGTATAGTTCCTGCGAAATGCGAACATAGGAATCTGCTCCTCACTTGCATCCCGCTTGGCTTGGTTGTACCCGTCCCTTGTACACCCACGCTCCCGGTGCTTTACCTCAATATGGAATCGGTTAAGCGAATCACACTTAACATCCGGGGCTGCTCCACCATCAGCACCAATGGCTGAGTGCTGGCACCCCCTGATTGCGTCCTCGTAACCTGCTTCTCGCAGTTCATCCCTGAACGCACGTTCGGCAGCCGCTCCTTTGCGGTGACTGTTAATCACAGCACCACCTCCTCCGAGGCGTAGCCCGTCTTGTAGTAGTCTACCTCCAGCATGGATGACTTAGGGATGTACCACTGGTCTCCCTCTCCATGCTCCCCGTCAGCCCCGTCACTGATAGCGTTCTCTAAGCTTACCTCCAGTCGGACACCCCTCTTGGGGTCAGTGAAGGCGAACGACTTGACCCCGTTCTCTTCAGCGTAACCAAGCAGCTTCTTGTCAAAGCTGAGGGATTCCTTCTGCCATAAGGTGGCGGTGTTGAACGGGAACTCACGGACGATGGTGTCGTCAACGTGCTTCCCAATGAACGTCTTCCTGTTGTTAACTGTAGTGTATATTGCTTTCAATTTATTACTCCCCATGATCTAACTTCTCAAACCAAACGTCCTTTTTGTCTACAAAGTAGAAGATTTCTTCCACGTCTTCGTACCTATTGTCCTTTCGTTTCTCAGCCCACCACTTGTCCTTTGTCTTGGCTACATCAATGACCGCCACATGCTCACCGTCAACGGAAACAATAAAGTAGAAGGCAGGCGGCATCCCCTTGTGATGATCAAAGCTATACTTATTACAAATGATGAGGCTCTTGTACGGGTAGTCATCACAGCATGTGAATTGGACTGACTTGGCCTTGACCTCCATTCGTTTCAGAATGAACAGGTCACCGTCATCCACCATGTCTATGCGCTGGTGCTGGTGCTTGGCAACGTGGGTTGGCGGCACTTGTACAGTGTGCCCTTTGCTCAACAAATGCGCCGCCACCTTACGCACCATGCTGCTGCTTGAAGCCACGTGGTTGCGGTACTTCTGCCAGTCGTTTGGGTTCATGCCTTTGTCTTGCGTTGCTTCAACGAGGACGCTGCACTGGATGTCCTGATAACCTTTGCAAACTTGTCGGATATGAAACTCTTGGGATCAGCCAACCCGTTGACATGCTTGGCTACCAGACGCTCAATCTCAGTGTGTGTAATCTTGGCAGCCGCAAGCAGTTCGTCCTTGGGTATGCCGAGTCCAGCCGCAATCCTAAAAGCTTCTCCTGTTGAGATGATACGTGTCAGGCTCCTGCCTCTGGTGTAGTACCAGTCACTGATGGCTTCCTTGTCTTCATCCATGAGTGCCTTGGCTTGGGCCAAGACCGAAGCGTATATTTTCTTGGATGCCTCAGCGGCATCACGCGCAGCAGCCAAGGCGTGGCCCCGCTCGGCGGGGCACATGTCAGCGAACACTGCCCCCGGAGCTTCAGCGTGAGACAGCGCACGGGCCTTCAGCGCAGGACAAATGCTTACAGCACGGCACCACTTGCAGGCTTCCTCCGTTGGGTTGAGGGGCTTGTCCTTCTTGTCGGACAAAGCAAGCAACACGGCGTCCTCAATCTGACGCTCGGCCCTGACGAGTTCATGGTTGGTGAACGTGTGGCAGAGGATGGGTTCATAAGGCGACTCCGGTTGAGAGAAGCAGTACCTTACTTCCTCCATCCCGTTGTCCCGGTTTTGTTGCCAGAAGAGAACCGACTCAGCCTTGGCTTGCCAGTTATACCGGACGTTGTCTTGCCCTCGTCCGGTCTTGTAGTTCACAACGATCCCCTGACCTGTCACCCTGCACCGACCAGCCACGTCCAACTTGCCAGACCAAAGCTTGCGGTCACCGATCTTGTGCCAGTACCGCTGCTCACGGACGATGTCAACCACGTCAACGAACAGAACTTTGTCGTAGTCACGTAGCTCTTGGGCAACACCCAACTCCTCCCGGCTGAGTTCAGATTCAGGAACACTCCCGTCCATCACGCCGTGAATCTTAGTGCCCCGTACTGAGAACTTGTTGTCAGGAGACGGGGGGCATTTGTCTTCCAGTTCCTTTGACCTTGGGCAATCTATTACCCTTCCCAGCCCGGAGGCAGAAGGCAGTCCTTCACGTTCATCAGGCATACTGTTAATCCTTAGTGTTGTGTGTGACGCGGGGCCGAAAAATACCAGCCTTCTCCATTTGTTCCATCTGTTCAACGGCCCAATCTGGTATGAGTTTCTTGCCGCCTATCTGGGTATAAGGAACCTTACCGAGGCGGCAGTAACGCCTGATTGACTCTTCACCGACCCGCCATCTCTGGGCCAGTTCCGCGCATGTGTGAAATGTGGTTGCGTCCATCTTGTTAATCCCTAGCAGAGTGTGCCACAACATGGGCGAGGAACTTGTCCGGGTGTTCCATGATAATCCCGGCATAACTCCTTGGTATGTCTGCCCAAGTCTGACCAGCCTTGATCCTCTTGCGCTCAAGAAGGAACGCTGTAACCATGTCCTCCTTTCCGGTAACAATCTCTTTCATCTGATCCTGCCAAGTCTTGGCGGGTTGTGGCGCAGGCTCGGCACCAGAAGAAGCCTCCCTTTCAGTTGCAATCTCCATCTCGTCCAACGATGGACGCTTGGAGTTGGGGTCTTGGTATTTACTGTTGGCAATGGCGCGGCCAACTGCACTGGTCTCGGATGTTTCCACCCAGTTTGTTGTAGTAGCCCCCTTATCTTTCGCCTTCCAGTCGTAGGCAAATCCGGTTGCAATAACAACGCCGTCCTCTAGCAGGCTGGCCTTGAAGCAAACTGATTTGAAATCGGCGTCATGCCACACAATCTCAGTGTGAACTGAGACCCTCGGACTCGTCTGGTGTAGCCGCCTCAACCGCTGTTCCACCGTCTCGTACTTACTTGGATCGTATCTCATTGTGTTGTTAAACTATGATGGTTTATTTATGTGTTTTGTTGTGCCCCCTGACGTGATAAATATATGACAACTTTTCTTATAAGTCAACAATAATTACCAACTGTCAGCAACTTGAGGCATTCCAGCAAGGCACAAAAAAACTAGGGGCAGGAATTAACCTGCCCCTTTTTTATTTACGTTTTCGTTTCTTGCCCCTCTTGTTTTCTGGCAGCTTCATGGTAACGAGTGAAGCTCAACCTTCACATTTATTATCCCGGCTTCAACCTCGGCCAGCCTAGCAAAGGCTGCCTTGCTGAGGTCAATGCCCCGGTCAGGATGCCGCTTGCGGTTAGGCCCACGGTCATTAACTCGGACGATTACCCAACGATTACCAAGGGTTACCTTCAGGCGTGTGCCGAGAGGAACCCACCAACACGCTGCCGTTAGATCATCCGGGTTCATTCTCTCCCCACTGGCCGTGAGCTTTCCAGCCAGTCCGTCTCCCCCTCCTCCATACCAAGACGCCTTGGTGTGGATGGGTCTGAATGTTGGCTGTGTCACAACGTAATAAAATATGGCACACCCTGCGATCACTAGTAATAATATTTTCATTTTGATTTTAGGTTAAGACAAAAAGAAAAAGGCCAGCCGGGGGATTACTCAAACCCGACTGACCTTCCAACTACTACCCGCAATACACGGACGCAGTTAAGTTAATACACATGGCCAAATTAGTCAACGCTAAAGGTTAACTGTTTTGCCAACGAGTGGCAGGTTTTCCCGGCTGACCAGTCTCCTGATCAAAGCGAGCGTCCCGCGCTCAATCTTATCAACTGAAGACTCGGTAACACGCGTCCAAGTCTTGGTTGTGCGAACGTCTATCTTCTGGGCTTCCTCCAGAATGGTTTGCTTGATGACCTTGCGGTTGTTCAATCCCATAGCTCACCTCCTGACGGGTTGTGTTGCCCTTGGTTTTGAGATTCAATCTGCTCCAGCACATCGGACAAGACAAACGTCCAGTACGGTGCCGACTCCGACTCAGCCCTAACAATCCATTTCTGGAGTGAAGGGTTCTTTAGCGCGTCCACTTGGCGCGGTGTTAGCTTTAGTACAAACTCCATAGCGACTGCCTTTGGGCGACCCTGCTTGGGCCTCTCACCGGACTCCATAATCCGGTGAGCTTTATTGTACACCTGTTGAGCGTACTGCTTGGTGAACTTGTACTGCTCTGCGATCTGAGAATAAGTCATCCCGTCACAGTCACGCTTCAGAAGGATGTTCCTTTCTTGTAGCGTCAGTAAGCCTGAGTCATGGTGAGAGATCACCCGCTCAACGCTCTTGCATTCAACAGTGTCGCTCAAGTGGCACTCCTCCTGTTCTCAAGGTGCCTTCCCCGCAAGCGGGCTGGCCCCACTGATGTACTAGGGATTCCCTTCAGCCGAGCGGCTGCCTCCTCCAAGTTGCGGGCGAACCGCTTTGAGGACGCAATGGCCATCTTCACTCGGTGTTCAGATGTGCCATGCTTCGTCTTCATCTTGGCGATGTTCCCCGCGCTTAAGTTGAGAGCCAGAAGACTCTCAGCTATGTCCATACGGGCGTTGCCGTGGATGTCCACCTGATAGACGAGGCGCGGATCACGCTCCACCTCATCGGTGTTCACCGTATTCCCGTAACGCCGTGCTGGCATGGGCGGCTTGCCGTTGCCAATGCGTACAGGTGTGACCTTCACTACGGGTCTCTCTAACTGGCCGACTAGTTCAGTGGAAAGAACCAGTGTGTCTTGTAACAGCGTGGCTAGGCCGACCAATTTGCCTAGCTGCTCCGTGCTTGTATGCAATATAACTTTATGCATGGTATTGTTCATAGGATTCAATTGTTTGAGTGTGGGGGAAGAGGCTCGTTGTGTATTCCTTTCCACGGGTGCTTGCGTCTCTGATCTGCTATCCACTTCTTGTTGCCTTGAAGGAACATGCTGCCTGCCAGAACCCTTGCTGCACCATCAACTGATAATCCAACCGACTCTTTAAGCTGCGCGGCCACCTTCTTTCTCCTCAGAAACCTCCTCAGGTACGCTATAAAGAAAGGCAACTCCTCACCGGGGTCTGCACCCTTGGCCTCTGCTGACTTAGACTCATTGCTTGAAGGAAACTTCATTACCCATTGGGTAAAAGCATCAATATGTTTACCTAAGATTTCCTCAACTGTTATTGTTGGTTTCTGATTACTCATAGTTAGTTATGATTACGACTGCTTGTGTGTTGTTCACGGAAGATCCAGCGCAAGAGCGACTGTTCTTTTCGTCAGCTTGTGTAACTCCTCACAGTTAACCTGCTTGTTGATAGCGTACAGCGTCCAGCCATACCCTAAGCGGTAGCCTGTGATTAGGTTGTGCCCTAAGGCATCCCAGTTCGTATCAAGCAGCTTCTCCCTGAGGGTGAAGATCGGATCACCAATGGATAACCTACCGCCTGACATCAACTCATTGTAGAACGCCTTAGCGTCCTTGTCTTGAGGTTCACCGGAACTGTCTACCTCAACCCACCATTGCGCTATAGCAACGAGGACTGGAAGCTTTCTTAGCAACACCTTGTTGCTCAGGTTTGACACTATGTATTCTATCGGCTCCCGTAGCCGCACCACTTCCGCCTCTATATGCTCATCCGTCATTGACGCCTTCTTCATTGACGTGAAGGGGGTCAGCACTGGGCCATGCCTACTAGGCGTCTTGACCCCGTCCGGGCGTCCAGCGGCACAACTAAACCTAGCGATGCGTTCATACCATCTAGCTTGAGCGTTACTGCAATCTCCGAACATCCCCGCAAGCCGAAACCTATCCGCGTTCGTCCGCTTACGGCCTATGTCTATCTTAACCATCCCCTCTCTTGGGACGCCCATAATTACGTGCATGGGGCAGGTAGTCTTGGAATTAAGGATCGCCTGAAGCCGGGTCTGACCATCCATTAGTACCCCTTCATCATCAAAGATGATAGTAGACACGCAGCCATGAAAGTTCCCTGACTTAATATCGGCGGCGATCTGACCGGCTTTCATCTTGCTTGGCCCCCTGTTTGTGGCCTCAGTCCCCTTGCCCCCGTTATAACTGTCAAGCATCTTGGATGCTAACTTGGGGGTTACGTCAGAGTATATTGATTTCATTACTAACGAATGAAACTCATGCTTAACCTCTCCCCTGCTGTACAGTTCTGACTGTATGTTGCGTACTCTGTTGAAAGCGTAATCTTGCTCACGCAACAACTCCTCGGCTGATACTTTTTTTATCTTTGCTTTGTTCATTATTCTCTTTCTCTTTGTACTATACCAAGCAATCACAACACTCATTGTGATTAGATTTTATTGTTATTTTATTACTCATAGCATTCTTCCTTCACTGCAAGTGCTACTGTTACGCCGCCGCCAGACTCCTCTTGGACTTGGGCGTCAGCGGTACTCAACACCCCTCCACATATACAGTCCTGATACCCGCACAACTTCTTGCTGACGCGGCGGCGTTGATGCTTGGTGAGAGGGAAGCAAAGGACGGTATCACCCGAACAGTTCCCGGCGATCACAACACTCTCCCACGAATCATTCGGAATGACCGTGGCGCAAGTGTCATGGTGACTGGACTTGATTGTTATTTTATTACTCATGGTTAGTTAGCGTTGTAGAACCACGCTCCCGTGCTGTAGCACCGTGCTGCTACCTGATCCCAGAAGCCGTCCTCCTTTAGTCTCTTGTTGTGGAGGGGGGCACTCCACGGCGTTGAGCCGTCCCCCCATATACCGAATGCAAACTCGCAGAAGGCGTAGCCTATCCAGTCGGTTACCCAACCGAGTATCTCTTGTGTTAATTTTAATGGATTCATTTTGTGTTAAACTATTATGGTTTTAGGAATGAAAGGGAACCAGCAGCGGTCAATGACCGGGAACACCCCGTGGACATGTCTTAGTAACGTCTCTGCACTGCTGACTCCCATGATTTTATGCAGCAACCTTCACTGAGAGTGCGTGATGCTGCGGGTGAGGAGGCTTCACTGCCTCATTGTTGACGGCCAAGTAAACGGTGGGGATGAATGTGTTTGGAACCTCTTCCGGGTTCCAGTTCACTTCCCACTCCATGTCACTGACCATTATGCACCAGTCAAACTTCTGGCGGTGTTCCGCTACCCAGTTCAATGCTGGGGCCATGTTCGTACCGCCCCGGCCAAACCACTCATGCTCTGAGCGCAAGGGGAAGTCGTACTTGGAGAACGTCTTGATGCTCTCCTCAACGATGCGGCGGTCACACTGTACGAGCGTGATCGTAGCGTTGCGGTATTCAGATATGATCTTCTGAATTTGGCGCAGTGCTTCGTTCATCTCCTCGGTGCCCATTGAGCCTGAGGTATCACAAAGGATGACGCCGTTGCAGGCATTCTTGCTCCGATTGTTTGGGAGCAGAACATCTTCAACTCTCCAGCCATGTCGGCGGGAAGGACGGTTCCAGTTGTAACCTCCGATTGAACAGCGGCTTACCCATTGGCGCAGCAGCGTCCAGCTTATGTTGGTACGCTTGGCCACGTACTTCTCAATGATATCCACGCCGTGGCCCATGCCTCCACCTTGAGACTTCTGGAGGACAACGGCAGCCGATACCTGCTCTTCCCACTTGTCAGCGGCCTCGTCCTCATCTTCAGTGAGTGATGGATCGTCAAGGATTTCACCAAGCCCAACGTCATTGTAGTCCTTGCCTAAGAACGTGCGTAGTTTCTGCTCAGTGAGCGACTCACCACTGGTGCTAGTGCCGTTGGTGCTGCCGTTGGTGCTGGTGGAACCACTGGTGCCTTGGCCCCCTTCACCTTTGCCTTCACCTTTGCCTTCACCGGGTTCACCGGACGTGCCGCCAGTTGGGTTACCCTCGGTGGAGTTACCCTCGGTGGAGTTGCCAGTGGTCTCACCGGGATCACCATCACCGGGGCTATCGGACTGATCGCCGCCGTCCTCACCGTCCTCACCGTCCTCACAAGGGAATCCACCGGGAGGAGTTGGGGGACGCTGACTGATCTCATCAATTAGCCACTGATAGTACCACTCAGAACTCATCCCTTCAGGTGCGTGGATGTACTTACCGTAGCGCGGGAAGATTCCCCCCGCCACGCCATCACTCTTGAGGTGATGAAGAACCCCAAGCGACTGGTAGTAGGGAGAGAGATGACCATTGATGGCCAAGTCACACGCTATGTTCCATACCTTGGGGTTACGATCACCACGCCTGAGGTGATGCCCAAATAATATGTGGGCGACCTCATGCATGACGATCCCTTTGACTGCATCAGTCGGTAACTGGCCGATCCACTCCGGGTTGTACCAGATGCGTTGACCGTCAGTTGCGGCTGAGTTGATTCCTTTACACTCAGTGATCCTCCATGAAGTGATGAAGGGAATCCCTGCTGGATGGTTGTCGAACAGATAGTCATGGGCAATGTCAATCTTCTCACGCGCAGTTACGCCACGTGAGAAGTTGAAATCCCTGATGACATCGTATTGTGGATGTGCCATGTCAGTTTATGGGGTTGAGGGCGATGCCCTGAATCTTGTCGAACAAGGTTGACCCCTTCTTGATGGCTGCCGTCCGGGCAACGGGATCAGTCTTGATTTGCTCCGGGTTCAGATCACCCAACTCACGTTGGACAAGCTTACCCAGCCTCTTGATCTCATCATCGTTGGTGATGTTGAGCTTAGGGATGGCCGCGCAGAGTGCGTTGATCCCGCTGATTGCGGAATCGTAGAACGCGCTACGCTTGCCTTTGTCCACCTTGTCATGGTAGTTGCTGACAGATTCAGTGAATGACTTCACCTGCTTCAGCAACCGATTGACAACGTCCTGCTGCGCCTCCTCCAGCTTCTTCTTGTTGCGCTGGAGAATCTCTTGCTCAACCTGCTGGACAAGCTCAACACTGCCCTTGATCCTGATGTCACGCGCATCCTTGATGGCGTCTGTCTCAATTTCAAAGGCGAACGCCTCCCCCACATCATGAGCGGAAGGGAAGTCATCAATGTTGAAGAGGAAATCCAGACGCCGCTTGGCATCTGAAATCTTCTCGTTGTACGTGGCGACGAACGCATCCCTCTCATCGTAGAAGTTGGCCCTCTGATTTTTCAGGTTGGGGTACAACTCCTGATACACCTGAGTGGGGATGATCCTCCACCCATCATTGTTCCAAGGGACAGTCTTGTCCTTCAGGACTTGAGTAGCCAAGCGCACGCAATCACGTGCTGGCTTGATGGCTTCGTTGGTGAACAACACAACAGACGCTGAGACACTGTTGACCTCGGCGTTGTTTGCACTGGCAGCATCTTGAGCGGCTACCTTGGACTGGCGTCTGCCTCCGGGGAGACTGGACGTGATGCGAATGAGGAGGTGATCCTCATTGAATCGGCTGAGTGCCGTTTCGGTATTATATTTTAATGTACTAGGTTCCATAATGATTAAGTTAATGGGGGGCTTGCGCCCCCCGGTTGGTTAGGCTGCCTTCTTGCAGGATTCCTCCCACTCTTGATATTCAGGCAAACCGGCGACAGTTAACCCGCGCTTGATGGCGCGGCGAAAGAACGCTGCCTTGTGTTCATCCCTCCACCGGGATGCGTAGGTACAGAAGGCGCGGGTTTTGTCCCTGTCTTCTGAGCCATCGTTGTAGGCTGCGGTGATGAGGTGCTGAGTCACGGCGTACAACACGCCATCGTCTTCAGGGATGTCAGCACCCTGAGGATCAGCCTCAATGTCAGCAGGTTTAGGACAAGTGCCTGACTGCTTGTAGTACTCCAGCAGTTCAATGCCTGCCACTTGGCCAATGGCACCGTACACCAGTGCCTTTAGAACCTTGGGCTTGACGGCGAAACCGCCGATGCTTTCACACAAGGTAATGAGTTCGTTTGCCCATGTGTATGAACGAGAGGTGCAGATTGCAGCCTCTGCGAATTCAATCTTCTCACCACAGAAGATTTCCTGACGATGCTCGGCAAACCCGATGGCGTATGGAGGCAGACCGTAGTCGGTTGCCCAATCCTGCCAGTTTTCCAACGCCCTCTTGCTAGTGGTCTCCACGTACAGGTGGATGAGCCGATTGGCGGCGGCTGAACTGAGCGGAGTGGTGCCGATATCAGACTCGGCGTTGCCACAACAAACCACAACGACAGAGTCGTAGAGTTCATGCCCATTCACCCTACGATCCAGCAGAAGCTGGATTGCCACGTTCTGCACCTCAATGGAGCAGCGATCCACCTCGTCAATGAGGAGGACAGCACCTTCATGCCCATCCTTTTCCCAAGGCGCAGGCAGTAGCTTGCCGTTGGCATCATACTGCTTGAACGGTATGAGGTCGTTGGCAATGAGGTACACAAGGGTACCCCGCTTGAGGTTGGGAACCGGACATCCCCCCAAGTCAGTGGGGTCTTTGTCCGACAAGCGAACGTCATACAGAAAGAAGTTAATTTCCTCTGCGATCTGAGCGACAAGCGATGACTTGCCACACCCAACACCTGCCCATATAGCGGCAGGTCGGTAAGCCTGAAAACAAATTAACAGGCAGAGTTTAACCACATCTAGTGGTACTTTATATGCACTTTTTGCGTCCATGATATTTAATATGTGTAGTAGTTAGTTACGAAACGACCACTCAGCCGCTCCCTGCCGTTGACAAGGCAGATGCGTAGACTATCAGTCTCGGCATGCTTTGTCAATAGGATTCTGACAAGGCACTTATGTCAACGGTAGGGAACGGCGGGGGTCTGGTCTAACCCCCGCCTAATACTATCATAGTTTAAGCCCCAATATCTCAAGTGCCTTGTTATACCTTGTAAGGATAGAGATGGCTTTGGGGTTTGGGATGTACTCACTCCCGCTCCACCCCGGCACGTCCGAGGCGTTGTCCCAAATGTCTGCAATCTTAACGAGTACAGCAGTGTTGTTTTTCCAGTGATCCCCATCCTGTTTTTCGGCATACTTCTTGATGCCCCTGATGTAGTCAAAGTAGGTCTCATCGTACTTGCGGGACAGTACGTCCACAACGTCTGCCCATCCACCCATGCCCTTAGCTTTCAAGGACTCCACCGTATGGGGGGTGTCCTCAATTACATCATGCAAGAGTGCGACCACTTGAACGTCAGTATAATATGGGCCTCCACTAGGTGCCTCTTTCAAGGCACGGTAGGAGACCCTTACTGGATGATTAATGAAGGGTTCAAACCCGTCACGCCGGGTCTGTCCCCGGTGCGCCTCTTCAGCAATGAAGTAGGCCCGGATTACTTTTTCAGTTAATTCACTCATAGTTCTACAAAGAAGTGGTTGTTACTTATCTTTAAAAACGCCCTATCCAGTTCCCATCCCTGAAGGATGGACGTGGACTCTTTCAGGGCGTCCAGCAAGGAGGACGTGATATGTGTGTCGGTATCCGTTTCTGAGCAACCAGTCTCCGGGTCAGTCCAACCCCATCCAATGGTGTACTCAACAGCCCAAGCGTCCAACCTACGGGTGCGCTTGCCTCCGAGCGTGGCACACTCCATCTCACCGTTATGCTTGGTGATGTAGATATTGCCGCCTGCCAGTTCAATGTAGGTGCTGCCCACTTTGGACGCGCCTTTGCGCTTGAAGTAGGTGTTGTCCACGTGACTAATTAATTCACGATCCCCTGCATCTAGTTCAAGTAGAAGGCAATCGTCCGATATTAGTTTCGTTTCTGCCATGATTCTAAGTCTCCTTTCAGTGTTTGTAGCACTGCTAAAGCGTGTTCAGCTAGTGCGTATGCTTCTTTATCTTCATCCTCTTCGTACAGTGCCGAGTGCAATGCACGAATAGCCTTATTGAGAAGTTCTAGAGGTGTCATATCTTTCTATTGTTGCTGAACGAACTCAGATGCTGCCTTGTGAACCTTGGGGTTCACGATCCACTGACTGTCTTCAGGAGACCAGCGGGCACCGAAGCGTCCCTTCAGTTCGTCCTTGATCTCATATGTGTTGCCCAACAAGGGCAGCCAATTTGCCAGTGGGTTGGCAGCTAACTTCTGAACTTCGTTCACGTGATCACCCTTAGGGTCGAAGAACCAACCCCGGATGCCGTTGCGATCCCCGAAGCGACAACCCAACCCTTTGAGTTGATCCTTGATGGGATACGTGTTGCCGGGAACGAGTTCCCAAGCGTCTTCAATTGCTTTATTAATACGGTTTTTGTACATGATGGTAGTTAGTTAATGGAGACATGCTCCCGGCAGCCTTCCTTAAACCATAATAGTTTAATGCAGGAAGAATTCCGGGAGAACCCCCCTCCGGGGGAACTCCGGTTACTACTCATTAGCCTTTGAGGCTAAAGTCGTTGGGCAACAACTCACCAATGGAGTTGAAGCCACGCCTGAAGTCACGTTGCTGCTTGGCAACCTGACGGCTCCGCTGACGCTCGGCTTTTAAAGCCTGAGCCTCAGCCCGATCCTTGCGCCACTGGTGCAGGTTCTCCTGCACGATGGCATCCCTTGATCCGGGTTCCATGTTCATCGTCATAAGCGAGTGCAATACTTCATTGATTGCGTACAGTGCGCCTTCATTGATTGCGTCTTGCGTTTCCTTGTTGAACTCAGAAAGAAAGTTCAGAGGCTTGGTGTATCGGTGTTGTATTTTCATGCGTCTTTTCCTTTGGTGAAAGTGAACTCAGTCCTGCCCTCCTCAATAGCCCGGAGGATGCGGTCACAAAACTGCTCCTGACCTCCCCAATTTTGGGATAGTTTCCTTGCCGTCTGGCAAGAGTTCAGGATGCCGACGATCTCACCCGTAAGGTGGATCGTAAGTGAGACGGTCTCGTCTTTTTTAATCTTACTCATGGTTTATGTATGTAAATGTTTCAATCAATGCTATGTAAATTCTCCAATCAATGCCCTGCTTTACAAGGCACTGAATGGAATATTTAGTTGTTCAATCAGCGTTCATGGTTGAATGGGGGTTATTGTCTTGCGGCTCAGGCGAGGCGTTACTCCTGCGATAGGAACCCTTGCCCTTGCCGCTGCGATGCACCCTGCTCCCGGTGTTAAAGGGAACCAGTGCCCTTGGCTTGGTTGGCTTTTTGCTTGGCTTCATGCCTGTTCATCCAGCGCAGGAGATCGTCCGGGCCGCGCATGCGCTTGAACGATTCCCAGTCTGGTTTCGGCTCAGGTATTTGACGCCAAAGTGCCAGTTGTTTTTTTCTATCCATGATTTAATTCCTCCATTCAATTCATGCTGCATTAAACTATTATGGTTTAAGGGCATGAACTGAAGGGAAGAACCGGGGGTTTCCCCCCGGCTCATTGTACACTAGGCATTGACTGCCGCCGCCTCACCCTCTTCAGGAAGGATCGTCGGCACCTCACCCGTCTTAGGGTCAGGCGTGGAGGCACCGTCAACCACTTGCTTGAAGTGGTTGTATGCCGCCAGTGCCAGAGACTTGGCGACTTCCAAGTCCTGCCCAGAGATGTTCAGGATGTAGGCAAACACCTTATCCTTTTTCTGAGCCTTGGCCCCAGAAGTCACTTCCTTGGGGGCATCCTTGCCTGCCTTCTTAGCCTCGGCAGCCTTGGCAGTCTTGCCCTTGCGAGCGAAGATACCCAGCGACTGGTAAAGCTTGGTGATGGCATTGATTGCCGTTGACTCAGCGTAGCCTGCATCAATGCAAGCCTGCTTGATCACCGAGCGGGGCACGCCTGCTTTGTTGGCATCCTTGACCAACTCCTTGACCCCGGCCTGCTTCTCGTCACGCTTGGTCTCGGCCCCGCGCAACTCAGAGAACTGAGCAGTGAGAGAAACCTTGAATTTCTCATTCACCTTGTCCTGCTTGGCGGCCTCGGCAGCCTTGACCTTGAGAGCCTTGACCTTGAGAGCCTTGGCCCACTCGGCAGCGTCCGCTTGTGCCGTCAACTCGGCAGCAGATTTCTCCACCTTCGGAGCCTTCTTGGCAGCCTTCTTGGTAACCTTCTTAGCCGTTACCTTTGCCTTCGTTGTGCCCTTACCAGCAGCGGCGTCAATAGCCTTGCTGATACCTCTACCGGGGGTAGCTTTTTTAGCTGCCATAATATTTACAAGTAGTAGGAGTCCTCTGCATTTAATCACGGGGTTGGAACCGTCACGGGACACTCAGAAATGAGTGCCTCGGCCTGCATTGCTCCGCGCAGTGTTGAAGCATTTCCTTGAACGGCGTAGCCACTGCGAGGGGTAGTAGTTAGGGGATATCCAAGGCGATTAACCCTTGGGAGGTAGGATGGAGGAAGTTCCTCCCATCAACACTCCCGCCGGGAGTGCTGAAGGGAACGGGGGCAGTGCCCCCTGATGTTAAGCAATCACTGAGATTGCCGACTTGCTCAGGTCACGTCCTGCCTTCTTGTTGCAGGTCTCCTGCCAGTCAGGGAGCGGCGTGGCGATGCCGTTCTTGCGAACCGAGACCTTGCCGGTTGGGGCATCGTACTTGACCTTCAACCCCGCTGCCTCAGCGCACTCACGGGTAACTACACAATCAGGATTGCGCCTGACCTTCTCGGCCCATACCTGCTTGCGGAAGTCCCGCAATTGCTCCAGTTCCTTCTGATCGGCAGCGTGCTGATCCCAGTCGAAGTCCCTCTCACAAAAGGTCAACCTCAGACCAGCAGAGAACAAAGCAATGTCGGCCTGCCACTGAACACTGTCAGTGTCGGTCTGACTCCTGCCGTTCTCATCCACGTAATGGGGGCATCCGCAAAACCGGAAGAACTCCCGCGTGACCTCGTCCTGATCTTCAGCACCGCAACCCTTTGCGACTTTGTCCAGAACCTTGACCGGAAGATCGTTCAACCGGAGCGTCCCCAAGAAACCTTGGGCTATCTTTTTACCTGTAATCTTTTTCATTTGAGTAGTAGTTGTGGGAGACCGAAGTGTCTCACCTGAGAACCCCCAGAAACACTGGAGGCTCTCAGGCGAGCGGGACGTGCAGTCCCGCCACAACCTGTACCAGTCACGCGGGGATCAGTCTGATGAGAGAAGATTGTATGATTCGTAAGAACCCGCGCACTGGAATTGGCCGATCCTGAGCTTGTCCGCTGAGGTCTGGGAGCGTGAAGATATCCTGCACTTCACTAGGTTGTCGAACATCAGTGTACGTTCCGACCATTTCCCTTCGCCTGAGCTTCAGCTTCATTGTATCTACCGGGGGTTACATCCGGTTGAAGCTTCGCCAGTAAGGCAACTCAATTCCCACACAACTTAAACCCTTGTGAGGCGACTGGCGATTATGTCCAGTACTGTCGTGGCAGCCAGTTTGAGTGGCGGCGGGCAGGTGGATTGTCGGTGATGATTGGTCAGACCCGATCCAACTGGTTTCTCAGAACCCGTCCCTGAATCTTCGGCTCAGGTGCGAGTGGATGTATTCAGTCCGCGTCCACTAGTGCGGTGCATTCCTGCATTCAGCTTTTCTGGCACGCTGGAAAGTGCCTCCCGTAACTAAGACCGGGACTACGTCCACCTCAGCAAACATGCGGAATGAGTAAGTATTGCTAATACTATGATAGTTTAGAGGGGAGCTTGCTCGGCCTACCCATCGTTATCTATCCCACTCTGGGCAAAAAAGTGCCCAACGCTCAAACAGACGGGGAAAAAAACTGCCCCAAGTGCAATGTCTATTATGCATGTTACCCTTTGTTAGCAGTACCCAGCGGACGTGACCCCGTACCAAGCCCTCCAATCCGGGCTGAGGGCACCAATCCCGGTGATTCCGCACAGGCACCCCACCACCGGGGTACCCAGCCCCAACGCTGTACCTATATATATGTGGGTATTCTAGTTTTCTTGGCTAAATCAGGAAACCTAATGTCCTTTGGTTCGTTTGTCGGCCTGCGCTGGGCAGTGTATACTGCTTGGTTCTTATGGAACAGATGATAGAGAACCTAATGTTGGCCCTTAAAGAGGTGGAAGCGGAGCATCCCGGTAGCAAGTCACAAAGAATTTTAAAAAGAGCGGTTGACCAAGCCGTTAGTCTGCGGAGCAAGTGGAAGACTAACTGGAATTTGCAGAACTGACAAAAAACCCCGGACACCACACACGTGGGCCGGGGTTAAGCAGCGGGTGTTGCCCAGCTAAATCACTCTAAACACCCATAGACTTTAAGGCAGCCTTTCTTACTGCCGAGTTAGTTTATTTGTAGTTCCTTTACTGACCGCTGCTATGATTTTCACTAAGCCACTGAGCCTCTATAAACTCACTTCTTGTCATTTGTGTTCACTCCTCTTCCCAGCCATATCCGTTCCACCTCATCTCACTATGCCCACACCAGTTGCGGTGCATTGGCTTGGGGTAAAGTTTGTGGCAGTAGGTGTATTTCCTTATGTCTACTTTTGGTTCCGCTCCACAAAGGGAAAGCTTCTCTTCCCGGCTCATGGGGAGCCACATCCCTTGCCAAACGGTTCCTTTTGACCCGTCCTTTGGTGGGAGAAGGTCACGCCTTTTTCTCAACTCGGCTTCCTTGACTTTACGTGCTGCTTCAGCCCGTTTCTTGTGGGCCTTGACCGTGGCTGAGTCTTCCCTCCTTGGAGGCCACATATCAAACGTAAAAGACGTTATTGTTTGTACTGCCTTAACTGTCCTCATTTTTACCAACTTTATGCATGGGGCAGGTATCTGCCAGATAGTAGATAGGTTTACCGTCTTCTCCGGGCCAGCCCCTTCCGTTGCGGTTGTCAGGCACGGGGCATGTACACCCACGTGCTGTAGCAGCAAGGCTGCCGGGGGCCATTAGTTCACTTGGGGACTTCTCCTTGCTCATTATTGAGGTATGATTTGGCAAAGACCATGAAGTCTTTGACTTCCTTTTCCTTATGCCTGCTGGCTTTCATCATAGAGTTCACCCTCTTGACGCTGTTGTACACCACGGTGCGATCCCTGTTCCAGAACCTTGCAATGATAGGCTTCTTGTAGCCTGCGTCACAGGCAATCCACTGGCAGACGTGCCTTGGCCAAGCATAAACCTGCTCCCGGCTTTGGCTTGTTAACCCTTCCAAGGGAACATTAAAGTACAGGGACGCAGCTTCTGCAAGCTGCCTTTGTTTTGATTTCACTTCTTTCGTCTTCTGACCTTCTTCTTGGGGGCAGGGGCGTCTTTCAGCAGGGAAGACCACCACCGCATGGCATCAGGGTTCTCCTTCCAGACGGCGCAGAGACCGTTTGCTAGTCGGTTGGTGAGGTTCTCCTCGTCACCGGATTCAATGCCCATACTGTAGTTGACGGAGTGGATTACCTCATGGAGGAAAGTGTTTGCGAGCGCGTCCTTGGGTTGGCCCTCGGTTACATATATGTGGAGGTTAGCAAAGTCACACCACCCCAGCTTGTCCCCGCCAGAGTCATCACGGTGTACGTAGAGAATGTCGTATGTGAAGCCTAGAACCTTAAGCTTAGTGGGCTTTGCCATTAGTTCCTCTCCGGGTTCTTTAGCCAAGGGAGCATATGGTTCCTGCCAAACAGTTCCCGGTGTAAATCCATTAGGCAGGTCAGCCTCCCCAAGAGAAAACAACTGAACGGGCTTAGTATTTCCGTTATTAATTCAAGGTTGTTTTGGCTGATCTCAACATCAAACAGCCCATTGTCCTCAAACTCCTTTGTGAGGACGTGCTGTATTTGGTTTATCGTTAGTTCAAGCGCATCCTTGTCGGTTATTTCCACCGATCCGTTATTAGTAGTTCCATTATCGCCCCGTAATTGCATATGTCCCTCGCAGTGTCTTCCAGACTTTCGTCCTCAACCCTTGGCCCCGCAGTCCCTTTGATCTGCTTTTGAACCAGATTGGCAAGCCGCTGTATCTTATCATTAAGACGCACTGCAACGCCAAAAATGTTGAGTTCTTTTGTGGGCCAGCCTGCAATGTTGCGTGATCCGTAGTCGGCATGTTTCCGGTCAAACAGCTTGGCACATTCCAGCATGACTTTAAGGGTGTCCTGAGTCATAGGCTCGGTTAGGTCTAGACCCTTAAAGGCTATTCTTGCTAGGAAAGAAGTGGAAACACGGGGGGTGGCTAACAGTATTTCTTCAATCTTAGCCTCAGCCTCTTGGGCAGAAAATTGCCCCGGCTGTTCTTCTTGGGAGGTTTTTTGGGCAACCATTGGTCTGCGGGTTAGTCAACGGATAGGATTCGTTTGCACACAATGCAGTGGGCGGTGTCTTTCCCATCAGAGTCCATGTCAAACTCAATGAAGGTCGAAGAGGAATGATCCTCGTCACTAGCGTTCGTTATGCCTAAGCAGGGGCACCTCCCCTTCTCCTTGCGATCCTTAAGCCAGTAGTTGAGAACCCTTGTCTCGGTTGGGCCGTCATAGCCAGTGCAGTCAGCCCTGTCTGGCTGCTGGGCAGGGGACAGAAATCTCCCCATCTCATATGCCGACCACAGCGTTTGGTCGTATAGGCGTGGAATGTGGTATTCGTTTGTGAGGGCAGCATCCCGGTGCTTGCGGATAGCTTCGTTTAGCCTATGCGTTTCGTTCTCTTGGGCCTCTATCTCCTTGGTTAGGTGTAGCACCCTTGGCGCAACCAAGTCCTCTTCTTCCATTATTACGCCGTTCATTACGATTACTTTACTCATAAGCTTTTTTCAGAAATCCAGCTATGCTTAAGCGGGAGGCTTTGAAGGCTCTTATCATGTCCTCCTCCTTGCGGTTTTCTGCTGGGTACTTTCCCTCCAAAACTCTCTGGCGAATTTTCTTGGTGAACTTCTTGTTTACTGAGGTTGTTTCCCAGTCAAAATTTGGGTACTCTCCAATCTGCGCTATCTTGGGTTCATTCATGCTTAGTGGTGTGGTGTTAAACTATAATAGTTTTTTAGGGTGAAACAGGGGGGATTTGACTCCCCCCTGCCCTCAACCATGTTGGAACCAACCAACCATGTTAGAAGACGGGTTCCTCAACGCCGCCTCCTATGGGGCTACCACTCAGTAGTCCCAAATTGCCAACCAACTTGAGGCCAGCCTTAGTAACGCCGTCCTTGTTCTCGTAAGTACGAGACTGAGCTTCCCCGGTGGCGTAGACCAAGGTGCCTTCCTTCAGTTCAGGGGCCAGTGCCTGTGGCCTGTCCCCAAATGCTAATACATCCCAGTAAGTGGAGAACACGGTTCCGTCACCTTTTGGGCTGGGTTTCTCCGTCACAACAGTAGCTGTAACGAACTTCGTTCCTGTCTTGGCAGACTCCCGTATAACGGCATCTCTGACCAAGGTTCCTACAATAGCGCAGTTATTCATTTTGTCGAATGGTATGTATGTTTCGGTACTTTTTATCAAATACGCCCGTACCTTACTTAAGGCGTGAATTTCTATTTGCCGCACGCGCTGGCGGGTAATCCCCATGATTTCCGCTACCTGCGAATGTGACTTCAGCGTGTTTTCAAATAGCACTTGCTTGTCGGATGTTCCGTAATGCTCCATCAGGGCCAACCTGAACTTGGGCTTAAACAAACACGTCAAACAAATTAGTATCGGCTCCTCCAATCTGGAGAAGTGGAAAGAATTGCAACCTTCACATATGTAAATGGTTCCGCCTCCTGCCCCTGACTGTATCAAGTATTGGCACACTTTGGCAATCAAATTATTAAAGCGGCGCAAAAAAAACCAGAATTATTTATGATATGTTGAAAAATAATACACGCCCTACGGCGTTGACGCATGGCAGTTGTAGCACTTCCCCCCTATGCGGTTGACCTGCATTAGCGGCCTTATTGTGTACGGGGGCGATCCGTCCTCAAAGTCGCTCATGTAGTAATACTGGATCAACTGCCGCTTGTAGTTTAGGCACTCCGTCTTCTGGGCCTCAAGTTTCACCTTTGCCAGAAGAGGAAGCTGGAGTGCCACAAGTATGGCTATGATTGAAACTACCGCCAGAAGTTCTATCAGGGTGAAGCTCCCCTCACAACAGGATTCAATCACCGTGTGACACTTGGGGCACTCCAAATGACCACGCATCACTATCGGCTGCTCAGTACACCCACAGTATTTGCAGCGGGGCTTTCTGTTGTGTGGCTCACTCATGCCGTCAAGTAAATATATTGAGTAATTCTCTGTTGTTTCGGTAACCCGCTGGTAGCCAGTGGTTAACAGCACCACCAAAAAACGGTCAAACGCCGAACCGA